TGTAAATGTCGTATGTGACGGAGACCCGTCGCCTACAACGTTTACATCGAAGTTAATGAAATTGGAATGTTTACACGATATTAGCATGTGTTTTCGGTAAATATTCGACAATCGGTGACACAGCTTTATATGTCTGCTGCTTTCCGCACGAGGAAGGGACAGGCAACGAAAAAAATGGGGGTACTCGAAAAGAGTACCCCCATTTTTATTCATAGTCAGAGCCTTCGGCTTCGTTGATGACGATCTTCTTAATGTCGTCACGCTTGTTGATCGCCTCTATCAGGTCATACAGAGGCATGGTTGATATTTTCTCTGCCAGAACGCGGTCGTTTGTGTAGTCTCGCATGGAGTAGCCGTAATGAACGACCATTTCCAGGATCAGACAGGCGACGCAAATCAAAGTAGACATCCACACCGGTATCATGCCGGTTACTCGGAACATGACATAAAGCAGAATCCACGTAAGCCCGCGGAAGACGAAGTTGAAGGTGTGCAGGTTTTTGAATTTCTGATTCATGATTGACTCCTTTTGTCATTCAGAATGCTTTCATTCTCATAGAATGCATTTTGAGGGTGAATTTTCTCTATAAATTATAGAGATTTTTCAGGTTCTGGTCAAGAGGACTAAGAAATACTCATGGAAAATCAGAGGTCGAATTTTCTCTATATTTTATAGAGAAATCTGGGTATAGAATTGCACTTCGCTTGCAGAGTCCAGTGCAATAATGTCGTTATGCATGAAGCGGATCTTATTGTCGATTTTGTCTGTGTGAAAATGACCGCAATACCATGCCTTATAATCAAGGGTTTCTTCGATGACGCCAAGCCATTCTTCGGTGCTGGTATCGACGGTGGACTGGTCGATCATGGGAAGGAACATCTCGGTGGGCTGATACTGAAAAGGACAGGTGTGTGATAAAACGATATCAATCTTGTTGTTGTTGTACCATAGAACCGTTTCGATGTGCTGCTTTTCTGTATCGTTTGGTTGCTCGTCTGGCCACCAGCTCCAGCCCCTGGACAGACGATATTCCTTATCGACGCTGTATGCGCCGCCGATGACGATAGCTTTTTGTCCGTCCAGGTCATACACTTCTCCGTCCATTGCGAAGAGAAGCGAGGGGAACTGCGGCTCCACATATACGACGCCGTCATGCCACTTGGCGGTCTGATAGAGGCCGGTGGACTCCGGACGCATTTCGTGATTGCCATGTATGCAAAGGAACGTGATGGGCTAAGTCTCAAGATAGCTTTTGAAGGAATTGTCCCGCCAGCCGCCGTAAAAATTGATCCCGGCATCACCGAGGATAATCATAACGTCGTTCTTGGTGGTGTCATGCAGGGAACAGAAAAGATGAATACGTTCAAAGTCGCGATGCGTATCGCCGGTTATGTAGATCATATAGGCTCCTTTTCCCAGCGCTTTTCGCGGGCTTCCGATAGACGCTCTTTAGCCGCGGCTTTCCATTCTTCGCTCCGACGCTTAGGCGCGCGAAGCTTCACCCAGTCTATCGGTACGTTCAGCTCGATCCCAAACTCATCCTTGTGCAGCAGGATGGCGCTTTCCGAATAGGATTGTAGCCAATCCAGGAGCATGACGATGACGGCGGGTTTGCTTGAGTAAACGCTGGCACGTTTGGTCTGATGGTCAAGGCATATTGTTGTCTCCTGCTCTTCAATCAGTGGTGCTCCTGCTGGCGTTATGTCCATGTCAGGCATGAGCTTTCTCCTTTTCAAGACGGGAAATCTCTCGGTTTAGATACCAAACAGCCTTTTTCAGGTCTTCGATGGCGTCATACTTATGGCCGGCTCGGGATACATACTTAACAACGTTGCCGAGGTTATAGGTCTACCCCTTATCCTCTATATAGTCGATGGTTTCGATGGTACCGTAGGTATAATGCGCAGGATGGTTGACCGGATCGTTTTCAACGTCGTTTGGTGAAGCAATACACTCGGTATCGTATGTGTTCTCATTCGTAGTAGGTGCAGGGACAGGGCTGTTTTCATCGCACTTGTGTTCCAACAGACGTTCCATGCGTTCACTCAGAGGTTCGACGATCGGATTCTTCCACATCCATTCTTTTTGAGTCGGCCAGGGATAAGACGGAAGTTCCTGATTGATTGTGGTCTGCTTATCATAGATATTGGTGGAGATGTTCGGGGCAATCTCTGCGGTTACGATACATGATTCTGTCATATACGACACTCCTTTCTTATGCTCCGGTGGAACCGAAGCCGCCCTTGCGTTCTACAGTGATGGGTGCGTCGTTGGCTGCGACACCGTAGGGGATTAAAATGCCCTGCATAAAGCGTTCGCCTTCATTGCAGACGAAATTATCATCTACGTCGATCTTGGCCATGATATGACCTTCATTTGCGGCGCTATAGTAATCACTGTCAATGATGCCGACGGTGTTCTTCAGGCACATACCATACTTAAAGCCAAGGCCTGAGCGCGGAAAGAGTGCCAACATCCAGCCGGGCTCAATTTTTGCGCGAATTCCGGTCGGGATTGTCACAGACGCATCGCTACGGAATGCGATGCTGTAGGGCATATGGAAATCATAGCCTGCAGAGCCTGCTGTAGCTCGTTTGGGCAGGGGGATGGCGTCATAGACCTGTCGCCATAGTTGAATAAGGGCAGTGTCGTCTTGGTCAATGTGCTGAATTACGCCCAAAACGGTCTAGTCTTTCAGCCACTGGGCAAAGGAAACCTTTTCGAAGGTTGCAACAGTTTGATTCATGGTGTTTCGTCCTCCTCATATACAGGAACTTTGACGTACATGCCGCACAGGCACTCTTCCCGTTCACGATATAGCTTGCATGGACATTTCGTGTCTGGATTTTTTTCCATTTGACTGGGACAATGTCCGTTGTTGCGCTTCTATCGCTTTTTCAAATGCTTAACGTATTCCTTATCGGAATTGGGTTCGCTCTTGAATGTGACTGAAAACTGCTATTTTCCCATACCGCACCTCACTCGTTGTGCTTGAGCAGGAATTCAGGATCGACAGCTTTGAAGGACTTTTTACCGTCCTTTGAGCGGACAACAACGCCTTCGCGCAGGGCATCATGCAGCTCTGAGGTACCGTGGGCGTAGTCAAGCATTTCCTGCACGGTGTCCGGCAGCGTGAAATCAACATTCAGGATCGGCACGAAGTTCAGATCGCGGGTGCCCACGAAATTGCGAGCATTGACGGAGTCCATGCGGCCGCCAGGAGTAATAACGTTGAAGACAAAGAAATGTGGTTCGCTTACCTTATACTTGTTGCCTTGAATCTTGGGACCGATGCATTCGCCTTGGATAGCGATCCAGTCTTTGCCGCCGATCATGCCGCGCAATTTCTGTTCGATGTTATATTTACTGGACACCAGCCAGTAGATTGAGCTATCGTTTACTGGCAGCCGGAGATTTCGTGAGCAGACGATGTATTCAAATTTATCCCGGCGCAGGAAGCGCTTATGCCGGACAAGAGCAAAGGTCGCGGAACATCCATCGATCTTCTCGGTGACGATGTAAGGCTCTTTGTCTTCCTACATATGCGGGACATTCTGAATACGGGTTTCGTCAGTCTTTGAAATGAAGTCAGGGAAACCGCCCTTTTTTGTTTTCTTGCCAAGGAAAATGCGACGGAAGAGCTTAAAGCGCATGAGCCAACGAGGGTACTTCTTCTTGCGCTGCGGCAGCGTGTTGATTTCGGTATCCATAGAAGGCTCGTATTGCTTGACGCCGAGGATTTCAGTCACGTCGTCGCCCTCATTCCATGTCTTCGTGTAATTGGCCTGCTGCGGCAGAACAGACTATGGAAAACAGATGCCTTGAGAGATGACGCCGGCCATCTTCATGGTCTTGATGCGGAAATCCTTAGAACGCAGGAATTCAAATTCCGGTCGTTCAGGCAGCACGGAGTCGATCTCCACATAGACGCAGAGATCGCCGGGCTGAAAGTCCTTTTTCTGGACAATGACCTGCCAGCCTTCGATCTACGCAAGGCCGATACGATCTTTTCCCTCGATGGGCTACACGTCTTTGACGCGCTGGATGGATGCAAGTTTACGCATGTGCTACTCCTTCATTCAAAATCTGTATGGCCTTTGCGGCACACTCGGCGTTGAGTCCGTCGCCGCCAAGGCTGGTTTCTACAAGGTGAGGCATGATGCCGCATTCCTCGTAATCGACAAAGATGTCATCGTCCAGAACGACCCAGTGGTCTACTTCAGGATGGCGGCTGAGCCATTCCTGAATGCCGTGGCCGCGGTCTGAGATCTGGTCGCGTGTTTTGTCCAGGATATGCAGCCCTTCCCTCTTCAGCTTGCGGACGAGATACAGGCCGTCGGGAGAGCATTTCTCCTCGTCAAAGTCCCATTCGTCCTTCCAGGTGGAGGTCAGGACAATGAAGGCTCCGGTCGCCTTGACAATGTCGCGCAGTTGTTTGACCGGCGGCGTGGCGATACCGAGGCATCCGCTGGGTGCGCGGGCCTCGGTTTTCATAAAGTTCAAAACGCCGTCGACGTCCAGGAAGATTACCTTCATATCAGATAACCTCCTCGAGCGTTTCGATGATCTTGTCGCAGACCTTATTTTCCAGGCAGAACTGGGCATCGATCTCCCAGTCGTTGCTGCGCTTCTTGTTCAGCTGGGCGGCAGGGATCTCTGTGCGAGCGAGAATGAAATTCTTCATGCGCTTGAGTTCTTTCTTGTAATTCTCAGAGAAGTCGATGACCTTGACTGCATCGCCTCCGACCTGAGCGGAACCTTCGTGGATCATGACCTTGGCGTTGGGCATCATGAAGCGCTTGTGACCGGCCATGAAGATCAGGCTGGCAGCAGAGGCTGCAGTGCCCACGTTGACGGTATACACGGGCGTGACTGAGGCGGCGATTGCGTCAAGCAGCGCCCACATGACATCAAGATCTCCGCCGGGAGACATGATGTAGATCCAGATCGGCTTGCGTTCTTCGGGCTTTTTGCCTGCATCCTCCATGTTCCAGCGAAGGATCATGCGATGGAGACTCAGCAGCTCACCGTCAACGATGGTATCGAGATAGATCTTACGCTCCTTTTCCAGTTTGAAATAACTGATTTCATCGGGACTTGGCATGGTTTGGACGGGCAAGTCGAGCTAAAAGGATTCCAGGAATTCGTTCATATTGAGTCTCCTCACTTTCCGATAGGTGTTTTGTTAAGAAGATCTGCCAGCTTTGCTGTGTCGCTGCGGACAGATTCTTTCAGATGAACATAAGAAAACAGACGGTTGCCTTTTAGCCGCTCGATAGAGGCCTCGAGGCCGTTGTCCTTTTCAAAAGATTTGGCATCGATCTGCCGGCAATCGCCTTCCAATATCAGAACGGAACCCTCGGCGACACGACCAAGCAGAAGTTGAACATGTTCGCGAGTCAAATGCTCTGCTTCAGAACAAAAGATGATGGTGTTCTTGATATCGCGGCCGCGGAGGAAGCCGAGGTGCTCTACCTCGATTTGACCCTTTTGAATCAGCATGTCGAGCATTTCGCGACCACCGATATGATCTGCCAACGGCATGGCCCAGACCGCCATCTTGTCCTGAAATGTTCCTTTCAAGTATCCGATAGGGTTGGAGTCTTTGACTTCAATGTTGTTGCGAACCCACATGATCTTGTCAAACTTACCTTGCTGAATCAGATGGAAAGCAGCAGCACAGCCTAGAAAAGTTTTACCGGAACCAAATCCTCCGGACATGACCTTGACGGTTGTGCTGTCGTCCAGAAGCATGTCGACGGCAAATTCCTGTTCGATATTCTTGGTTCGAACTTTTCCCAGCGTCGTACTTTCAATGGGCTTTCGATTGACTGGCTTATGCTTGTTGTCCTGCCACTTGTAACGATCGACTGGCTCTCCGTTTTCGCCGCGGATGACGAGATACTGATTCTCAATCAGCTCAAAATGATTCTGAGATTTGTCGGCATAGAATGCTGCCAGGCGGGGATCATCTGCCTGAACATCAAGATATCCGGTATAAGTAGTTCCAATTTCCAGCATGGACATCACACTTCTTTCTCTGTAGTGGCTTGCAAGTCAATGCCTGTTTCGGAGGATTCGACTTTTTCGCCTTTTTTGGAAGGTTGTGCGGGCGTTAGTAGTTTATGAGTCATCAAAAACGCCAAAGCAACTGCGGCTGCATCGGACTCGTCGTCACACGCATAGTCTTGAGGTCCGAAATAACGCTCTAAAGCGGCCGCAACGTCCGATTTTTCGGCTTTTCCGTTGCCTGTAACCTATTTTTTGACTGCATTCGGCGTGATTTCGTGCCACTGTGCGCCTGTACGCCACTATACCCAGTCGGCCATGCCAGCCATCTTTGCTTGTCCGATCATAGCTAATGAAAAAGAGCTTAGAGCTGCCTTTTCCCGGACATAATAGGACTTTATCGGATCTTTTTCGGAATCCGGAAAGAAGAAGGCCATGGCACGCAGTACTTCATCGAGCTACTGCCCATGTGGTTTGGTTTTGGTCTTGTTATTGACGTTGGTGGTCTCAAATTCTGAAAAAATGAGGCCGTTTTCTGTCTTTTCAACAGTAACTTTGCAAAATCCGGGCCGCTTCTAGCTCTAATCAGCGGCTACGACCTGGAATTTGTCAGGAAATTGAAGAGGTTGAGCCGTCTTTGCGGCTTTCTTCTTCGCCAAGGGCTTCATCTCCTGTCTTTGTTGTTATGAATAGGAAACTTCTTTGCCTTCTTCTCGCAGTTCTTTATAGACTGGGAAGCGAATAGACGGGACGCCTTTTGCATCGCAAGTTTCCTCAAAGTACTGAATGGTAACAATTCTGCCGATGAATTTCTGCTGGTTATGCCAGAAAATACAGCGGTCTTCGTCGGTAAAGCCGGTTCCAACGCCTACTTTGGTGCCCTTGTAGTCAACAATCAGGTTGCCAAGGGTTCCTCGCAGTCTGCCTGTCCCCTCTTCCATGCCAACGATCTTCAGATCGCAGTCCTGCATGACCTTTACCTTGAAAATTGCGCTGCTGCGGCCTACTTCATAAGGTGCATCATTGAGGTTGACCATTACGCCTTCATGACCAAGCTTGCGCTGGATATCCAGCTTCTCCAGAATTTGTTTCGTGTCCGTACCTGAATAGAGCACGGGAACCAGATGCAGATGCGTGAATTTATCGGCGTTCCGGAAGCACCATTCCTGAAGGAAGCGTCGCCGTTCAGAATATGGTTCACAGGCGATGTCATGAATTCCCCATAGATATCCCATGCAATCGAAAACATGGTAAGTGACGCCACGTTTTTCGCCATCCCTGCGTACGATCATTGTTGTCCGTTTATACTGCTCCTTGCTGGGATAATCGTCGCGGTTGTCGATAATCAGTTCACCGTCAAGGGTGAAATTGCGCTCATTGAGCTGTCGGTAGAGTCGAAGAAGGTCATTTTCGATCTCGACGAGGCCCTGGATAGGCACGCCTTGTCTGGAATTGATGAAGACTTCCCCATCAACTATGCTGGCGATGGCACGGACGCCGTCCAGTTTTTCGGTGATGGTGAACTCTTTGCCTTCAACCTTTTTTGTGTGCTCAAAGTACTTCTTTGCGAGCATGCATTCGGTCTGCCCTAGCGCATTATAACCGATCGCCTTGTTGAATGTGGAGGCTGCGACACCAAGGGGAAGTGATTTGGTGACAAACTGGTCGGCAAAGATGCGCAATGTCGGCTCTTCGATGCGGCTCAGGAAATGCTGGACATTTGCAATGTCAACGTCGCTGATTCCGTTTTTGCCAGCAAGATCTTCACACATATCAAGAAGATCATCGTATTCGCGATCTGGTGCCGCCTTTACTTTGCGATGAAGGCTTTTACTGCGGATACCAAATGGTGTTCGTGTGTCCAGCAAAAGCATCAGGCCGCGCATAGTATATGGATTTTCGCAGACTATCTTCAAAGCAGCCAGCTTTTGCTTGCCTTTGGCAGCTGAGACAACGTTGCACGCGACATGCAAACATATGAGCTCTTCGGTCATGGGGTTGCCCATAGAACCACCTTCCCCTCCGCGAGAGATTTCTTTACGTCGATGATCCGCTGGTTCAGGCTCCCCTTAAAAATAAGCCGCTTGTCGGCCTACTCTTGTATAAACGGGCCGTCAACCAGAACGTCGACTAGCTGCATGACGGGCAGGTCTTTGATATCTTCCCACAATGCTCCGGTATACATCCAGACATTAGTGGTTTTGCCGATCTGTGCGAGCAGATCTTCGAGCATCCAGAGTGTCTGCTCTGGATCGTATAGCGGGTCTCCGCCTGTAAGGGTAATTCCGCTGAGATAAGGCCGCGCCATAATGCTGTAGCCGATGTCTTCAAGCATTCTGCTGTGCAAGCCTTGTCCGTATTCAGGGTCTTGAGCATCGTAATTATGGCATCCTGGGCAATGGTGGCGGCAGCCACTGAGATAAATGGCTGCGCGCACACCTTCGCCGTCTACCATGCTGTCGTAATTTACGCCAGCGATATGTAGATAAGGCTTGTTCAAGAAACACACCTCGATATTATAAGTATTCGACCTGATGCAACATAGGATAAGGATCTGGGAACCGTGCTGTTCCCTGCATCCGAATGAAGCGTGACAAGTAGTCGACGTCATTCTTTTCAAGGCTTGCGAGTTCTCCGTCTTCCCCGTTTTTGACAATGAAAAGATTGCCAACGAACATGATTCTTCCGACGCTGTCGATGGCACTGATCTTGGGCTCGGATTTGAGCAGGCCTTCGTCGTCGCACACGATGGCGTATGGTGTCTTCTTACGATAGCCAATAGCCCGCGTCTGAATATCGATCAGATCTGTCTGAAGCAGTTCGTAATAAGAATGAAGATGATCATCAATCGTTTCGACGCTGACGGCATTGGCTTTGACATCGATCAGAAGACCTGTGATTTGCTTCATATTATGTCTCCTTCTTTTGCATTTGGCCTTTGTAGCAAAATCCGGTTGGCTCGACGATTCGCATCCACTCTGAGCACATACCGGTTTTGCTGCAATGAGATTGGCATTTGTTGCACCGGACGACAGATACAGCGTCGACAATCGGCGCCTGCTCAATGATTCTGAGGGCCTTCCGAATACCGCCGCGCATCATATTGCCGTCGTGATATGGTTGTGGGTTAGGAATATACCTTTCCCTGTCAACGATGCGAGGAATTTTGTCACGTTCCGCGATGATGGCTGCGATAATGGAGGTTACATCCTTAAGTTGCATTGTCCGTTTTCTTTCCGAAGTCAGTGTAGTGAGAATGTTTGATTCGCTCCCTGACTTCCGCCTGCTTGCCATCATTGAAACGGCGATAATCGGATGACAGATAGCCGGTGACGCGGCGCAGCTGTGTGATGTTCTGGCTTCCACACTCAGGACATTCGGCATCGAATTCTTCCTGATAGCCGCAGTCGTTGCAGGTGTCGATGGGGAAATTGAAGGCCAGATACGGAATGTCCAGCTCCTGCATGGCGTAATCGATGATATCTTCGACTGCCTTGGGGTTATTCATCAGCGTTGAATCACACTCGATGTACGTGATGGTTCCGCCGGTACAGAGCTTGGTGAACGGAGCCTCCAGTCGAAGTTTGTCGTAAATGCTGACCTTATGCCACACCGGAACATGGAATGAATTGGTCAGATATTCGCGGCTGGTTACGTTCTCGATGACTCCATATTGGGATTTGAGCTTTTGCATGGCGGTATGACAGAGATTTTCCGCTGGCGTTGCGTAGCAGGAGAAGTTGAGATTATTGCGTTCTGCTGCTTCCTTGGCGAATTCGTTAATGCGGGACACGACCTTATAAGCAAAATTACATACCGTCTTATCCTCGACATGGTCCGCGCCGAAGAGTGCCTGGCACATTTCCGCAATGCCGATAAACCCAATTGCAAAGGTGTTATGTTTGAGCGCAGCTTCTACGTCGTCAATACACTTGTCCGCATCTTGGATCGTGCCATTGACATACATGAAAGGTGCTGCCTTGGGCGATTGCTTCTTCATAATCTCGTATCGTTCCAGATGCGCACGTTCAACAAGGCGCAGGGTTTTCTCGAAGGCATCCCAGAATCCTTCCAGGTCAGGATCATCGCGCTTACCTTGGCAGACTCCGAATTCAATACCAAGCTTGGGCAATATAATTGTGATGGGCGTGTTGTTGCCGCGGCCTACGCGGTTGTACCCAAGACCGTGGCGATCAAAACCGGTCAACGTACGACAGCCCATTGTGCTGAAGATCGTATCCGGGTTGTCCGGATCTTCATGAGCTTCAGACCAGTCGCCGTTGGCGATATTGGGGAAGATACGACGGGACAGAGACTTGATAGCCAGCTGCTTCATGTCGTAATTGGGATCTCCCTTGGCAGCATTGAAGCCCTTCTTATAAGAGAAGATGGAGATCGGGAAGATGCTGGTGTTGCGGTGCTTGCCGACGCCCTCAAGGCTGGCTTCAAGGAACCAACGGGTGACGAGGCGGCCTTCTTCTGAAGTGTCGCGCCCATAATTCAACGAACTGAATGGGACTTGTGCGCCTGCGCGGGATTCCAGCGTTCCGAGATTGTGCCACAAAGCTTGTGCTGCTTGCTTTCCCTCTCGCTCAAGCATCTCCTTGGCGTAGATGACGGCTTGATTATGCGTTTGATAGAATTCAGCAACATCTTCTTCTGGTACATGGAAGCTTTTGTCAATGGTTAGCCATTCCGAAGCCTTGGCAAGCTGCTCGTCATCCTAATGGTCGAGGTATTTCAAGCCATCTAATAGATGGCGCTTGAAACTCATGGAGACAAATGGGGCCAGGTCCGTGTCGATATGCACTGCGCCTACGCCGCCATACTGACACTGGCTTTGCAACTGCATGATAACAGCGACGAGCTGACATGCAGTTGAGAAGCTTGTGGGCGGACGAACATCGCAGTTGCGAGTCTTGAAGCCTTCCTTAAACAACTTCTGGAAGTCAATCATCAGACAGTTATGAGCACCCACATTATAATGATCGAGGTCGTGTTCGTAAATCAGACCTTCTCGATGAGCTTGGGCGATCTGCTGGTCCATATTGTAGTCCAGTGCGATAACCTTTTGCAGAATGCCTGCGGCTTCATTTTTGCGGCCGCCATAGGTATGCTCGTCTACATTGGCGTTTGCATTTTCGATATTGCTGCCGTTTGTTTTTGCACGCACCTGATGAATGGCCGCGTTCTTGAGGTCTCGTTGCCGGGTGCGTTCTGCACGATATAAGACATATTGGCGTGCGACATCTTTGCGAGCAGAGTTCATAAGCATGTTTTCAATCATGTCCTGAATTTGCTCTACGGTCAGATCGTCCCCGTTTGCTGGGATACGTCGGGCGATGCGAAGACTCTACTCTCGATCGACTCCGGCTTCGGTTTCCTTCATGGCGGCCTCGATCGCACGGACGATCTTTACCCGATCAAACGGGACGGCACGACCATCTCTTTTAATGACTTGCATCGGATCAACCTTTCTTTGCAGAAAATAAAAGCAGAGGGTAATGCCCCTCTGCTGGTAAACTGTGTTTAGTATGGAAGCTGTTCGCCATTCATTTTGCGATACGCTACACGGATATCAATCCAGGTATCCAGGTTTTCTTCGGCTTTGACGAGCAGAAGAATCAACTCTTCCGCATCCTTGCCGGCCAGCGAACATTGCGTGATTTCAGCACGCAGCCGATTGACTTCTGCTGCAAATTGCTCGATGTGGTGCTCCGCATTCTCGAGCTGCTGAGGTTCAGACGGGTGAGTTTTTGAATCTATGATTGCCATCGTGTCGTTCTGGTCTTCGTCGCCGTAGAAATCGTCGCGAGTTTCAAACATGTGTCATTCTCCCTTTCGTTCGATGAACTCATCGTAGAGATCGTCGAACACTGCGGGAACGGCATCATGCGCTTGACGCAGCATGTCTTTCGCGAGACTTTGCATCGCAGGATATGCTGCTTTAGCACAACGAAGGGTAAAGAAGTGTCGCCATTCACGCAGGTTCGCTTTCATTATTATACGACATGCTGTGGAGTTTGGCAATACTTCGCGCGCTTGCTGAGCTGATTTTCCTTTTGAGATCAGGAACTTATAGGCGATCTCGGCATCTTCCATAGCGGCTTCCCACACAGATGCAGAGGGGCGATCGGCCCGATCCGCTTCGGCTTCGTGATACCATTCAGGGTAGATGAAGGTGATATCGCCGGTTTTTGCTTCCTGAATATAGCGCTGGGATTCGATGCAGAAAGAAGCCAGACGATGACGTGTCTACTCGGCCATGACGGCACGAGAGGTCGTAATATCGAAGGTCAGATCACCAAATTCCTACGGTGTACCATGGCCGCGGCGAATCTATCCGCGCTAAAATCCATCGTAGCTTTCATTGGTGATCCTGTCTTGGCTGGCGTAACAATTACGTCCTGCAAACTCGCAATCCTTGGCCATCATAAGGCCGTCCAGCGTGTCAGCATGCAGCTAACGCGCACTTTGTTCGATTACGATCATGAAGGATCATCCTTTCTATAGGTTAATCGGAGTCTCGGAATCAATTTCTTCATCTTCTTCGTCTTCCTCAATGAAGATTTCTTCCAGTTCTCCTTGGTAATCAAAAGCGCCGCCCTCGACGGTGACCTCTGGTTGGTCTTCGTCAAGTTCGGCGTTTGGTTCTTCATCCGCAACGTCATAGACTTTAATGCGGACAGTTTGATTGGTGCGGCTGGCACCGGCTTCTTTGAAATTGGATTTCTCTATGGCTGTCAGCAAACGATTGACAGTCAAGGGAGAAGCAATAACCGTGCCGTTATCCTAGAAGATAGCAGATTTGACGGCGTTGCGGCCAGCAGCATTGATGAGAGTTCCTGCGCGTTTTTCTTCCTTGATGGTACGGCGCGCCTGGAAAGTTTCTGCCGACATGATGGCCACGATACGGGTGGCGCAGATGGCGACATCAAACTAATTGTTATCGCTCGTTTTCTGAGCGACCTTAATAAAACGCAGGGGCAGCATATAGCCCATTTGTATCACTTCTTTTCAAGGGTAGTTTGGTTACCAGTCAAAATCGTCTGAGTCGCCGAAGTCATCGGCTTTAATAGAATCATCCTGGAACAGAGAAGAGCTGTTGAGGTACGTGGTTGTGCCAAGAAGGCCCGGCGAAGAATATCCGCGAGTTCCGTCTGCGCCATAGTGGCTTTCACCAAGAAGCGTGTCGGCTGAATAGCCGACCTTGCTGCCTGCAGAATCGTAATGATTTTGTCCGCCCAGAAGAGCGTCCTGAGAATAACCAACGTTGCGTCCGCTGGCGTTATAGTGATTGGTGGCACCAAAGAGGCCTTCCTGAGAGTAGCCCAAGTAATTGCCGCGTTCATCGTAATGATGCGTGGTGCCGAAGAGCCCTTTCACGCTCTTGATTTTGGGTCCGGACATGAAATCACTCCTTATATATCGTCTCTGTTACAGTTATCGCAGTCGTTCTATCCGAGCCAGATGCAGCGGGTGCAGCAGAATTGAGCATCCCAGCCGTCGCAGTCGTTGGAACAGGTGTCGCAGGGATCGTCGTCTTCAGCGAAAGGAATCAGGTCTTCTTCATCCATTATACTGCATCCTTTCTCTCTTGGCAAGTATGACGGGTGATCCAATAATCGCGTTCGCCTGTGGGTTTGCGCGTTTCTCCGATGTAGGTATAACGCGGGCGGTTTTCTCCTGCGTGCACAAAGATGCAGTCGCCCGGTTTGAATGGACAATCTGCATAGTCATTCTTTTTCAAGCGCATGACACCCGTTGTTCCGCGCTGGACGCTATATAGCTTGGCTTTGACGCCAAACTTGTCGTCGACTTCCAGCACATAGAATTGATTCTCCGGTGCTTGGGGATCGGCAGTCAGGCAAAGGCCGATATACTCATTCTCCAAATACAACTGCTCCCCTACCGGAAGATTTGCATCCTCGGTGGAGGTTTCCAGGTCGCGTTGAAGCGCCAGTCGTCTGGCCACTGTCTTCTCGACAAGGGTTTTGGTTAACTTGTTCTTGCCTTCAAAATACTCCTGCTCCAGATTCAGCAGTTTTTGATTGCCGCCAAATTGATTGAAGTATCCGACTGCTGTCAGGACACCGATTTGCCTGGTGTTAAGGCAAGTGTCCATCTGCAATGCGCGCAGAATATCCGCAAAAGCACCAAACGGTCGTTGCCCGATGCGATACAGATCTTCTGCGGCTTGTTTTGAGACGTACTTAATAGCAGAGAGAGACTGAGAAATGGAGCAGCCTTCCTTATCGATCAGCCAATCGCGGTTGTCTTGGCCAAATTGTCCTGGTGTAAGGCGTATGCCTTTATACCGCTTCATTTCCGCAATGATGGCAGCGATCTTATCTTTTTTACCCTTCTCGTCATAGAGCTTGAGCATCGTGGCATAGAGCTCATAAGGATAATGCACCTTGAGCCAGGCAGCATAGAGGCTATCGCATGCCATGGAAAAAGCGTGAGCTGCGCAAAACATGTAGCTTGCTGCGTCATTGACTATCGTCCATATTTTCTCTACGATGTCCTTTGCGGCTTCTTCCGAGGCTTCTTCTTCTTCTTGAAGGCGGCGAATAAAGCCTTCTTCGAAGCGTTGGCGGAAGGATGCTACCTTGTCGGCCTTCTTCTTCTTGATGGCCTTGATGCAGACATAAGCATCTGCTGCAGGGATGCCGGCAGATTGAAGAATGGTCAGAATCTGTTCGTCAAACATCAAGAAAGAGTCTGGAATCTCCTTTGTTTGCTACAGGGCATCCAGTGATGGGATGTCATAGGCAAATCGTGTGCGGGACACATAAGTTTCCAACATAGATTTGAAGCCTGGGCGGACAGCAGCCACAAAAGCAGCTAATTCCACGACGCTCTTGGGTTTATAGCGCATGACGCGCTCTGTTGTCTTCTCTTTTTCGCACTGATTAAGGCCCATTGTGAAGCCGTCGGCATAGAGCTTCCAGACGGCATCGTCGTGCTTGACCTTTTCCAGCAGCTCATCTACTGACATGACGGGCAAACCGCAGCGTTCAAAGGTGTTGGCAATGGTTTTGACCACATCTACGCGAAGATAGTCGGCTTTCAAGTAGCCAAAAGCATCGGCAGTCGCACCGTCAATATAAGCCGCATAGACGGCTTCTTTATTGCCGGACTTGGCTTTGACACGGATGACGCCGATCTCCTCGCGGATATCTTTATCCAGAAGCAGATGTGCGCATGGATGAGGTGACAGATTCGTAATGATACCTTTATATTGACGGCTGTCTTCGATTAGCTGAAGATACTGAGGTTCGACATAGTCTTCGATTTGAATGTCGTCGTCCACATCATAGTCCGGGTCGTCCTGGTTATTCTCTTTGGCATGCTTCACGTCGTTTTCATAACGTTGAATTTGTTTTGACACCTCGTTGGATGTTTCGAAGTCCAGATCTCGAGCACGAGCCAGAAGCTTAAAGGCAGACAACGTTTTAGCTGTACCATAGGCAATCATTGGCAAGCAGCCGTATTCGCCGAGGATTTCCTTTCCAGCCCGTTCAAAGGCAGGAACGTTTGCCATATTCAGATCCAAATCGGGCAAGGCTCCGCTTTCCAGACGTTCGCGGCTGATAAAACGCTCCGGATACAATTTGACGGGGCATTTCAATCTGTTGATAGACGTGAAGCCAAGGGCATAGTTCGTGGCAAAAGAGACGCCGGAACCACGTCCTGTGGTAGTGAGAATGCCCCCGTATTCCAGACCCTTATCAACGATGTCTTTCATGCAGATGAAGTAGTCTGCAGTACCTGTTTCGGCAACTGCATTCATTTCCTCATGCAGGGCTGCTGCTTCTGCCTTGGTTGGCATACCGGCCTTCGCAATGTATCCTTCGCAGCATTCCTTCTTATACAGATGATTGCGCTGTTCCAGTGTCAGATCCTTGCGGCTGCATGGTATTTTCTTTTCTGTTGTGAAAGAAACACCTTCGAAAGTGCGGAGCTCCAAGGTGTTTTCCATGGCCTCTTCGACTTGAGCCGCAGTGAAGACTCCTTGTCGCTTCAATAGCGTGAATGCTTCTTGTGCAGTTGGCTAATACAGATCGAATTCATCTTCATAAGCATTGTTGATGCCCGAAGAAAGAAGAAGCTCTTTGCGGAGAAGTGCGTCTTCGTGACGGATATAGTGACTGTCAGTACCGTAAATCAGCGGCCAATGATGTTTCTTATAAAGGCCGAGGATTTTTAGATTTGTCTCTACCTGAATGGCTTGTGGATGGTGCTGAATCTCCAGACGAAAATTTTCACGAAAAATTTCATGGAGTTGACAGGCAAGATACTCAGCTTTTTCGTCCTTCATGATTCCGCCAACACATGCTGTCGTGCAAAGAAAGCGTCGGGGATCAAGCCGTGACAGAATGTCCAGATCAACACGGGCATACCGATAGAAGCCTGTCATGTTGGCTTCGGATATCGCCATGTTGAGTTGACGCAGGCCAACCATATCTTTTGCGACCAGGATCAAATGAAAGTGTCGGTCGTCTTTCAGATCCTATGAACGATCGGGAACGTAATAAACCTCGGCTGCAGCCAGCGGGGTCATACGGAATGTATCATCCGAATATTTGTTGGCGAGATCGAATTGCTGATACACATTGGAGCGATTGCCATGTTCAGATATGCACAGAACTTGATGCCCTCGCTCTCGGAAGACTTTTGCATAGTCTTCGATGGACATAGTAGAGTCCGGCTGGGTCTAGCAATTGGAATAACTGGTATGAATATGATAGGGCTCATACATGATCTGACTCACGTGCAATGGCTCCTTTTATTATTTCTTATGGGAAGGTTTGGCGATTCCGTTGGGGCAATGCTTGCGAACGGAACAGATTTCGTTGCAGAAGAAGTCTGGCTGTTTGCATTCGAGCCATTCAAGGACGTCGTATTCCTCGATCTTTTCGATTTGCTGGCGCGCCCATGTCATTGCGGCGTTATAGTCCGCCATTTCAAAACGTCGCTCCATCTTCAAGCCGCCTTCTTTGAAGAGGTTGAACATCAGCCGGTCAGGCCATTGGCCGTATTTCTCATGGACATACTTGGCGTATAGCAGCTGTTGACGGTACATTTCATCTTCGCTTTTGCGGAATGAAGCCAGTGATTTTGATTTGTGATCGACGATAATGAGCTCATCTGTCACTTCATCCTTAACGATCATATCAATGATGCCGACAAATGGTCTGCCGTCAATTTCAGTCTCGAACTTTTCTTCTGTGCCGATGATTGTATGGCCGGCAAACTCGTCAAAGTTCTCAAAATATTCTATGCCCAGGTTATATGCTTTTTCGGCATAGCCTTTAGCTGCCAGCATTCGGGGGAACTTTGTAACGACTTCTTCAGGATAACGCCGGGCATATTCAAAGGGGAGCTGATCCTTTGTCAACTCCCCTTTTGCCCACTGATCCAAAAGATCATGAATGAGCGTGCCTTGCTCTGCAAAGCCGTTTGACTGCTGCTCTACCCGTTCGATGCGTTGAAGGTAGAATCCAAATGGACACTCGCTGACAGATGAAAGCTGCGAATACGAGTATATATGATTTTCATTTAGAAGGGACATATTTGTACCCCCCTTGTATTGTCGCGTTCCGCAGTGGAATCGGGCGTCATATTTGCACGGACATACGATTCAGCAAGCATTAAATCGCTTAGAACCTTGCCGACGGCTTGGCCGAGCTGGTAAGCATCTGAATATGCGTAGTCTCGTTCGACTGCTGCAAAGAACTTCTTGCTGTCTTTGTCCTCGCTGTCATGCATGCTTTTTGCATAGACGCTGGCTAATTCGAAGTCGTAACTGAACTCCAGTCCTGAATGATCAAAGATAAGAAAATCTTTATCATCACGGGAGATATAGCCACGATGGTTGTCGTACCAGTCGATTGTGAATTGCCAGTCATGCACATTATCGACTACTTGAGGCAAACTGGGAGACACATAAAGGACAACGTTGGCTTGTTCAACACGCTCCCCTACAACCTCTTCCCACGTGTCGGAAGAAGAAGCAAACACGTTTTCAATACCTGCAATGAATTCTTTGCTTTCTTCGGATGCGTTCTGATAAAGATGCTTATAATATGTATACTTCATACCGGTCACCTCACAGCTTTACAGGATGAATGGCTTCTACGCCTTCGTCTGACACGACCATGCAAACCTGTACGGGTGGACCGAACAATCGTTTTTTGACAGTATACTCATCTCCGGAGCCGCAGACAGAACCATTACGGATGAAGCCTGTGTTTTCAATGCGGGCTTCTGCAACGTGCATGTGTCCGGCCAGTATATAGTCGATCTTGGAGCCGAACATAGGTTCAATGCGCTGCACGGAGGCTTTTAGATCATTGTCCATATCTCCGTGGACGCAGATATATCTCTTGCCGAAGATCCCGAAGCTGCCGATGGATGAGTCGAGCGTATTATCGATGAAGTGCACATTGTTCAGATTCTGAAGCTTGGTCTTGCAATACCAGGGGATCAGGGCATCTAGCTTCTCTGCGCGCAGCGCATCATCGGCAGAGAAGTCGATGCGGCTGTGATTGCCGTCAACACTATTGACGATGACGTTATCGAAATACGTAGCGAGCCGATACAGGAAAGCTGAAATCAGCTCGGAAACGCCGATAACCTGCTCGATCAGATTCTCCCTGTTTTCGATCCGGATCGTGGTATGAATGACGCCAGAGATCAGATCTCCCATGAGTGAGACGTAGCAATCCTTAGCGCCACTGTCTTTGCCGATACGAATGATTGAGTTGGCGTAGTGCATGACGCGCTGACGGGCGATCTCAGAGTTATATTCACCAGCATAACTCTTGAATGCGATACCGTAATGGACGTCGGACTACATGGCATAAACTGCTTTATGGGCGCCGGCAGAAGGAACAGAAGCCGCGCATGTCATACATTCGTCGGGCTCATAGGCGAGGATAGCGTCCCTGAAAATATCCAGAAGGGCATCCTGACGAGCTGTTTCACGCAATACTCGGGTATAAGACATGCGCTCATCTCGGGCGCGTATGCGCTGCTTCTCGACGCGGGAGAAGAAGGAAATCTATCCGCGGTCATTAGCTTCTTGCAGAGGAATATCTTCTTTGGCAGCGTTATCCTATCGCATTTGACGATAACGCTTGCGCCAATAGGACTCCGTGCGGTCGCCTTCGCCGGCAGCATCGTTCAAAACCTTGGCCTACTCAGGCCATGTCAAATGAATGGTTCCTTGTTCCTTCAGGCTGCCGAGGCGCCAGAGGAATTGATCTATCGTTTCACCTTGTTGGATGGAAAATTCGTTCATGATATCGCTCCTTTCTTAGATAAGGGCTGATCACGAAAATTAATCTGTGAGGCTGGAGCGCTTGGACATGGCGTGTGCACGTCTTACGTTATCCAGCAATACGGCAATAGTCATAGGGCCTACGCCACCGGGTATAGGCGTAATCCAGCCGGCTACATCCTTGACCAGAGCATAGTCGACATCGCCGACGATCTTGGTTTTGCCCGGGTTCTCTGGATCGGGTATACGGTTGATGCCTACGTCAACCACGATGGCGCCAGGTTTAACCATGCTTGCGGTGATAAGATTGGGCTTGCCTGCAGCAACAACCAGAATATCTGCCATGCGGGTATGACTGGCAAGATCTTCTGTCTGGCTATGGCATGTTGTAACCGTGCAATCTGCCTCCAGCAGCATCTGGGCCATAGGTTTTCCGACCGTATCGGAGCGTCCTACGACAACGGCATGCTTCCCAGCCAGGTCTACGTTTGTGCTGTGCAGCAAATGCATGACTCCGCGCGGCGTGCAGGGATCGAATTCTGCATCGATCATAAAGCCGTCTACGTCTTTTGAAGCCGGAATGACATAGGCCAGCTTTTCGAACGCAGAAGGCCGCTGTATGATAATGCCATCAACAGATTCGTCCTTGGCCCATTGCGACAAAATCCCGTATGCTTTGTCCATGTCGTCAGCGGGAACAGAGGCAGTCAGGCAAGCGATGCCGACTTCGGCGCATTTGTTCATTTTGTTGCGGACATATATACGGCTTGCCGGGTCCTGGTCAGAGGTCAGGATAGCCAAGGTTGGCTTATATTTAGGTGGCTGCAGCATCGGGGGGTCGGAAAATGCTGTCAGATGAGGTTGGCATTGTTTTTTAATGCCTTCGAAAATGAAATTGGCGCACTTTACGCCGTCAATAATCTATGCGGCCATAAGATACTCCTTTACTTAGAACGGGAAGCCCTTTGCTGGTGGAGCCTCCCCTTTTTGAACGGTAAATTCCGGGCGATTGCATGCTTGATCTTCCGGAATTTTGATGCCTTCATGATTCCAGCCGTAAACGGATCTGTCACCGGTGGTGGCTTGGTAAATTCGACGGTTGGTTGGATCATAATAGCATGGTATGTAATCACAAACACCGAATTCGCGGTTCTTTGTGATGCGAAGATTGGGTTTTTCGACTGAGATGACGGTGTCTGCGAGGTTTGTGATAGCGCTGGCGCCCGACACATCGTCGTTCGTGAAAGCTTCGCCCTGCTTTGTTTTGCGAGGATGCGCAACGAGAATCACAGCAACCTTGTACTTGACTGCAAATGCCTTGAGCGCTGCCGCGAAGCGGGCTTGTGCCTTGTTCTCCTCGTCAGAAGAAGTCAGGGCGATCATCAGGTTATCGACCTAGAAAAGCTTGCAGCCATAACGTCTGGCGCATACTGTAAATACCTTCAGAATGGCTTCTTGCTGGCTAACTTCATCGACGTACGCATTATCGAACAGATAGAAGTGGCCATCGATCCATTCTTTGATACGAGTTTGAATCTCTTGCGGCACGACGTTATATAGCTTGCCGCTGCGAGCATCGGTACGACAGGTAACGTACTTGGCTTCGGTTGCCTGCAGCATGATCCATTCCAGAAACTTATAGGCGGATAATTCTCCGGAATAGGCACAAACATTGTAGCCCTGGTCGATAGCGTTCAGCAGCAGCTGTCCGTTGAGGGTGCTCTTACCTTCGCCGCGCTTACCCGAGAAGACGGTGACACTTCCCTCGCCCAGTCCGCCGATGGCGTTATCCAGCGCCGGGACACGGGTAAAGATTCGCGGAATGGATGAAGGATCTACCCACGGGATATGTGCCAGATTCAAAACGCCTTTGACTGGCGCAGGTTCGCAGGCTTTGACCAGGTCTGCAAGTGCTTCCGGGCCATAGATGTACAGGATTTCATTGGCGTCTTTACAGACTCGATTCAGGTCTTTGCCGTTCAGGATGCATGGAGGATATTCCTGGGGCAATAAGCAGCGATCTTCTCCCAGTCGTTTCATGAGTGTAGACATCATGTCCACGCCGGCTTCATCACTGTCACCAAAAAGAATAATTTGCGTAAAGTTTTCAAGCCAGTCCCAACATAGAGTAACCCACTCCAGATTGTTGACACCGCCTGGAACCGATACAACATTGCGGCAGCCGGCTTCATACAGTGACAAGGCATCGATCATGCCTTCGGTGATGATCAGCGGCTTATTGAATGCTACCTGGTCCATGCCCCATAGGATAGGTTCGGTATTGGACATCTGCCATTCCTTAGGACCTTCTCCTTTGACATGCTTGACAGGCTTTCGATACTTGACATAAACCAGTTCGTCGTTCCGATAAAAAGGGAAAACGATGTTGCCCTTTTCATCAGCAGCAACATGGCACTCTGTCAAGGTTTCTTCGCTGATTTTGCGGATGCCGAAATACGTGATGATTTCTTCTGTCAGGGGCATCAGCTTGTCTGGGTCGGGCTTGTCATAAACTTTTTTAGCCGAAGCAATAGGCTTGGGCAGGCTGACGGCACCGTCAAAATGTTCACCGAAAAATTCGCACAGCTGTCTGAAGCTTCCTTGTTTGCTGCATCCGCCACGGAGACATGAAAATGCACCGTTGTGCAGCCCGATGGCAAAGGTGTCGGTGTCGCCGCTGTTTCCGCCATGACAAAAGGGACAGGTTTTTGCAACGATTTGTCCGTTGCGGATACGAAATTCATCCAGATGTTTTTCTGCCTACTGAATGACAGCACTGGTGAGTTGTTCCATACAGGTACCTCGATTCGATTTTTTATCTGTGCAGGCTTCATCAAAACACTTGTGTTTAGAAAACCTCTTTCTGGCTGCCTACTGGGCAGCCAGAAAGACATTAATTCTATTTACTGGGCGATATGAAGCTTAGGATGACACCGCAAAGCACTGCTGGATGCAGTTGAGCATGAGCCTGACAGATCAGGCGTAACGTACTTTATTTAGAGTACGTCGATCGTTTAGAAGGGCAGCGTGTTGGCGTCGCCTTCATTTACAAGACGCTGCCTGCCTGCTGGTTTTCGAGCAGGAGCGGCGCCTTCGTCCTTCGTGCGGGCGACTGGACGAACATCCATGGCAGTAATGCGCAAAGCGGTGCGCTTCTGGCCGTCGTTGCCGGTAAACGTACTGGTGGCAAAGTCACCGGTCACCCAGACTTGGGTTCCCTTCTGGACTTTCTGCATCAGATATTCGCCGTTCTTGCCCCAAACGGAAACGTCGTAGAAATCCGACAGATAAGAACCGTCGTCAGCCTTGTTCATAGTGTTCACGGCGACGCTCAACGCAACGACAGAGCTGTCGCCAACCTGACGAACGGTGGGTTCCTTGGTCAAGTTGCCAAGGATCGTGATTTTTGCGTTGTTAGGCATAATCAGACCTTCTTTCCTTTGATTGATGGAAAAGAGTCAATTTCTTTTTCCATTACGTTGTTTTTCGAATGCGTACGGAATATTTACGATCAGGCAGCTTTTACCTTGTCGAGCAGCTCGGCCAGCTTATCCGGATCTTTGCAGATTTTGTAGTTAACAGAGCCGATGATGGGCACAATCGTCTCGTTGGCGAAGGTCATCTTTGCGTCCTTGTTCATGCCGGCTGACAGACGGGTGATTTCCTTATCGATCTTGATGATGTAGCCGTTGACCTGCTCTGCCTTTTCGCGTGCAGCAGCTTCCTCTTCCTGCTGCTTCTGGACAGCTGCTTCGGGCAGATCCTCGCCTGCGTAGATGTACAGGCCCAGGCCATGACGTGCAATCGCCTTGGTTAATGAACGCTGGATTGCTTTGTTGACATCGAAAGAGGTAACATCTTTCAGAGGAATTGAGGCGTTGCGATGGTTCATGACTGGCAGATACTCAATATGTTCGAGGTTCCAGTCGCCATCAACGATGGTGACGCCGGTCTTGACCCAGCAGGTTTTCCCGTCGGTGAAGTAATTCCACCCGTCAGCGTTTTCGTAGACTCGATAGTAGCTTTGCGGGTACAGTTTCTTGGCGATGCCCCAAGCCCAGGCCCAGGACAAGTATGTTAATCCGTTCTTGGTTTCGGTATAGGCGCTTGCGTCGATGGAATTGAGTGTGTTAAAGACGTCTTGCCCTTTGACCATGTCGATGGGCAGCGCCGTGGTGGTTGTCGTTTTCTTCATCGTTGTTTATCTCCCTTGCACTAGTTTGGGTTTTACACAGGAATAAGGGTTGATTTCGCATGTCGGCTCGCGGGCCAAGGCAGTTTTGATTGGAGGAACATAGGCTCTTGCCGCCAACAACCGCTGATGGCCGGAGTCTGACTTGCCTGCTTTCTCGCGAGGAACCGTTTCGATGAAGATCGTCGTTCCAGTGGGTTCGCCATACTGGTTGCATTCAAACCAGCATAACGCGCCCTTGGGATAGTATTTTTTTGTTTCTTCATGTGTGTAGCGTTTGTCTCCGTGCATATGATCACGGGTACGATAGCTGCACTAGAAGTCGATCATGGCTTCATTGCCGATTAAGCTGGTTACCAGCACCTTGGGCATATTGCGAAGCGCATTGGTTTTGTCCTGGCGAACAACGCGCCAGCCGGAGCGCTTATCGCTATCGCCATGAGATTGACATAGGATATAGGAGGGAAAAAGTTCTCCCTCCTACTAGTCCTGCTGGGCAACGATTCCGAGGAAGCAGTACATAACATTACCTGCCTTGTTGATTTCGATATTTGCGAACTCGGATACGTTCCTGAGTTTTGCGGTATTGGATTTGGCATGCATCGCACCTGCATTGCCTTGAGTTGGTGCGGTTTGTGACGATGCCGCAGTCGATGCAGGATACAAGTCCCTTTGTGTTGACTGGACACAGATGGGACTTATCCCAGGCTGGAATCTTTTCGCCGCAATCCGGGCAGACTGAACAGCCGCACAGATTCTGGTCAAGATAATGAATAGCGATATCGCCGAAGATTCGCCAATACATCTGCTTATGAGACGCCTTTGCTGCGTTTTCACCTGTGAACAGGTATTTGGTGATGTGACGGTATGCTTCGTCCAGCGATCCGCAAAGCTGGAGCAGCTCATGGACGATGTTTTCCTTGATCAGTTCATGCGAAAGTGCGATTTCCTTTTCTGCGTTCATATAATCCGACAGGTCGATGATCTGTGCCATGTTAGCGGAATCCAGATTGCAGAATAAGGACACGACATCCATCTGGATATTGTCCAGAGGTCCAGGCATCAGCATTTTCCAGTTAAAAGGTGCGACGCCGGCCTAGTTCATGTTGATGTTGCCGATATTTTCAAACCGTGCGCAGATACGGTTCATCGTAGACTTGCTGCGCTTGGCGTATTTCTTGGCGCGCATTTCTTTATTGAGCTGAATTTTGCGACCGTTCTTTGAGAACTGGAAGAAGTATGGCATCTTGCCTTTCTTTCCGCCTGTGGCCTTGTTGATGCGCTTATTGACGGATGGATATGCTTCATAGCTGTTAATGACACCAGTCTTGGCAGCATCGATGACCAGATTGTTATAGTAGCAGAGCCATGCGGCAGCTTCCCTGTCGGGATGATCTCTGTTCCACACCTTGGTCAGAGCGTTGCTGACCATACCGATTCCGCTGAAATCATGCGCTCGCTTCAGTCCATGGAACATAGACTCCCGACTGATCAGCTCAGCTGCAGCTTTGTTTGCATCATAGAAAAGAGGAATAACCTGGTATTTTTCGATATTTCGCTCTGCTGCTGCTACAATGATTGGATCTACGACGACGTTCAATTGGTCACCGTCAACGTCGAACTGCAGTATTCGGCTGATGAGGTCGTGGCATGATGTGTAGACACCGCCGGTGTAGAACCATTCGTAAACAACGGGATCATGCGAAATTGTACGAACAGCGTGTTCCATGTAGAGATGCGGAGAACGCAGCACGTCCGCTTTCTCACGGTCCCGATAAATCTTGCAGGCAATTTCGCCATCCTTCTATAAGCCTTTCGGTTCCTTGATGCCCAGGAACCAGTATTCGCATGCGGCATACATATCAGGGATGGCGAATAGCCGTTTGTTCTGGCATTTGATGCGACCAGAACGCGCATCATAAAGCCAGCGTTTCTTGACCGACTTGAGCGTTTCCCTTGCATAAGCATCTCGAAGGAGCTCAGGATACATATAAAGCGCCTTGCTATGAGGATCTTCTGATCCCGCTTCTGCATGGAGCACATGAAGCATGGTCTGCGGATCCCTGCCGATATTCTTAATGCGGGTATAAATTTTTTCTGTGAAGTCGTTGATCTCTTCGTCGGTGAAGTCTTCCAACGTTTGAAGCATCTGATAGTTGATCGTAGTATCAGGAATGTAGCTTTCTTCGAAATTGGTGCGGTTCATGTGGCAGCCGCATTCTTTGAAGCAACGTTTATAATGCTCCCAGTCGTCGTAATACTTGGCCTATTTGAACTGGCTTTCCGTGAAGATGATGCGAATGTCTTCCTTGACCAGGTCATGCTCTGTGCCCCAGCGGTCGACTATTTTAGGCTCGATGTGATGGACGTCGCAAAAGAGCAGATAATCAAAGCTGGTTAGTAGACCTTTGATATATGGAAGACGCACCATGAAGTTGGACGTTGATACGGAAGGTAGCATTATACCAATGCCGTCGCAATGATTGATGGTGACTGTTTGCACGCCAATTTCCGTGGAGTAATCCGGCTTGATATACTTCATCATGCCGGTAACCGGTGCTTCAAAGTCTTTGACGACGATGCAGCGGTCAATGCTCATGTCCTCCCAGTCGTCTGTAGCTGAACAGGACAACGCGGTATAAGCCATGAGCTTATTGACGTTCATGCCGCCTTTTTCATTGAGCTTTTCCCAGCTCATGCCGCATTCAAGACGCTTCTGAATGTGCGGCCACATGTCTTCTGAAATGAACTGAAGCTTGTCCGTGCGCTACTGTCCGGCCGATGCCGTCAGGAAGCGATAGTGCTTTTCGACAATTTGTCCGTCGGGCATGATGATCGGCATGACAAAGCCGTCCAGGACAATCTGTTCCAGGACGTCCAGAGACTTCCATTTGACGATGATTTTGTCAAAGGTGATCTCATTATGTTTCAGCCCCATAGCCCGGGATGCTTCCGAAGCAAATTCAGCGATGCGCTTGGAAGGTTTGAGCGTCCACCAGGTAATGCCCGGTGGCAAGTGCAAGACTCCGTCCTGATCCATGAACTTACGGCAATCCAGGACACTTTGCAACCGCACTTTGCGAGGTGTTCCTTTGTGCTGGGCAATCAAGGCGGATAGATTGTTTTGAGCTTGCTTCTTTTGCGAAATCAGCTCCGTGACAGCTGCGCTGTCATCTTCAGACTATTTGCCTTCTTGATTTGTGATGCGATCGATGCAATTCATGCAGTCGATCAGACGATGATATGCATCGAATTCTTTATTGGTAAACAGATCATATGTGGCCTACGACATGAGCCTGATCTGGTTACTCAAGTAGGTTTTCTTGCTAATAAGAATCCCTCCTGTTCTGATCCTGTCGTTTGTAACCTGAACTATATGGGTGAATCACGGGTCTTCATGAGCGGTCCTTTCTCAGTCAAAGATGCCGCTGACATGTTCTGAAGGAGATTCTTTGGTGAAAATATAGCGGCTGTTCATGGTTGCAACGACGATTTCGCTTACGTTTTCCTGGACGTCCGTAACCAGACTGGTGCGCAGATATGCATCCTTGGGATTGCCCTGATTATCTGTGACATAACCCAGGAACATGCAACGGCCTGGTTCGGGAGTGAATAGAAAATTCACCTTGCTTCCGATTCTTTGCGGATATCGACCGTCGGCGCGCGTAACGCCGTTGTGAACATGCTGAATATCTTTGATAAGCATGAAGCAAACCTCCTGTTATTGATTCTTCGGGAACAGTTCCTCCCGTACGCGGGGTTTGTAGATTCTTGCAGGGATTTTCTTGGCGGCTGTCTTCAAGGTGGTTTCAACAACGCCGTTCAAGGCTTCCAGGGCAGTATATTCATCCTTTACCTCACGGCGATGGACAAGTACATCCTTCAGCATACGGTAAGCCAGATAGCCTTGGGATGCATTGAAGTGACTGAATTCGATGTAGTGATACAGGTCGGACAGCTCTCGATCAGCGCAGGACATTTCTTCCTTCACTTGTTTCTGACGGCCTTGGCAAAGTGTCTGAAGTTCTGTGATACGGCGCATGATGTCTTCGTCATTGGTCCCCGCAACCTTGGCTGGATCGACGACAGGAGCTACTGCAAGGGGCTTTGCGGAATCCTGGACGATCCATTTGCCGGGCAGCATGCCGCCAACCATCGTGACGACGTTTTGCGCTTTGGTTTTGTTGGCGAACAGCTTGGCTTGTGCCTTGCTGTCTGTGGCAGAGTAATGAGACCCGTCTTGTTGACCGATGAACATGCCGGAAGACGGGTTATATGCGATATACATTGTCGGTCGGTCCTTTGTTGAGTGATGAAATGTGTTATGCGAGGTTTTGCGCTTGGTTGTGGTTTAACTTGGTCCAGTTATACCAACCATAGATACAGTTGGCGGTCCAGCCGATATACATGGCAACCATGGACCAGTTGCCTGCAACGAACCACATTTTGATACAGAGTAGATCAATGACAGCCCACCAGATCCATTGCTCTCGATAGCGGCGAACCATAAGAAGCTGGGCAAAGATTGCCATAACATTGGTGGCTGCGTCGGTATATGCTTGTGCGCTGCCTATGCGATTGAGGAAATACCCCATGCCGATTGTGGCAAGAATTGTTCCGGTAATAGACAGCATCCATTGGACGGGCGTAAATTTTTTAGAGAGAATCTCTTCCGTGCCATCAGCGTTCTGTTTGGTATTAGACTTCCAGACAAAGATGCCCCAGATCATTGTGACGAAGTACCACAGGTTTTCGATGACCTCACCGTAGAATTGATTTCGCCATGCAAGAATAAGGTATGTGCATGTTTGAATGAAGCCGATGAAATAGAATGTCGTCTTTCCTTTTGCGCAGAGGACTACGGAAATGACGCCAGCAATACCAGCGATGATGTTCAGCGGCGTGTCGGGCACGATGCAAAATACTACGATTTGCAGCGCGACCATGCTCCATAGAAACAGGCGTTCAAAGCATGAGTATCCGGTCCAAAAGTTGCGTAAGAACCAGTTTTTGATTGCGGTCATATGGTGTCCTTTCAGCGGCTCATGACATCGTTGACGTAATCGACGACTGCTTCGAAATTTTCATAGTATGAACCGCCTTGCAGCACAATGACCTTATTCCAATCATAATGCTGCTTGATGTTGTCAACGAGGCGGTTGAAGAGATCCTGTCGTTCGTCCATGTCAGCGTGTTTCATGTACCGGGTGTGATCATCAACGAAAACGCCATTGGGACAAAGCAGGAAGATGGCATCCCAGCGGCACTTGTCGGCATATTCATCTGCCATCATAGCTACACGCTCATATTCCTTGGCTGTAAGCGCGCAGTCTTCGTCCTCTGCGTATTTGGATGCATACATCTTGGTAACCAGCGAATCTGTATCAGCAAAGAAAACGCCATGGTTTCCCGGAGAGTTGATGAGCTGGCGATTCAGGTTATATTGTCCTTCAATAAACGCCATAAAGTCCGCGCCGTCCAGCTCCCAGTCGGCTACGCAGGATTCAGCCATGTAAGCGCGCGCCCACTCGTGAGAGTAAGGTGCGTTGAAATACTTGCCGAGGTCCTGAATGAGCGTAGACTTTCCTTCGGACGCCGTGCCAGTGATCAAAATATTGTGGCTGAAGACGCGGCGGAAAGGTGCAGTGATCTTATCCCAGTGCTTAACGGGGTTCTGGCGTATCATGGTAGCGCAGATCGGATTATCGGCAACGCGGTCTACGAGGGTGGCTTCTTCCTGGAAACGGTTTACAAGGTCTTCGTAGTAATTGGCATCGCCAACGTACCAACGGCGATAGACTTGATCTCCGCTTCCTGGGCACACAGCCTTATCCCAGATGCGTTGAAATTCCTGCATCCAGCCATCCCAGCCTGCAGGATATGCTTCCAACCCCAGTTCGGTATCGTTAATGGAATAGACGGCAACGAGATCGTCGTCTGCAAAGAATTCGCGGACGTAACGATAGCGTTTGGCATGAGGCATTAGTGGTTCACCCTTGTCTCCTGCTGCGCCGCAAACGATGACAACTGCGCCGCCATCATTCTCCTTCTTGGCTTGCATGATGAGATCCAAATGGCCTTGATGAAGCGGAGCAAATGAGCCGAAGACGACGCCTACGGAATTACCGCAGAGTGTTTTCTGATATGCGTGAAACATAAAGACTCCTTAGAAAAATTTATATATGTTCAATGGGTGAATTGCCGGATAGCTTCAGATTGAGGCCGGCGATGCGTACATATCAGGCTTTTATATGATTCCAGGACCATTGAGCCAACTTTTTGCTCGGCATCGAACGGGCTGTATAACCGCATTCATCGCAATATACGACGTGATGCATGATAAAAGCAAAGTGATTATAGCAGTATGTTGGATGTGGATGCTGGCAGCGAGGACAGGGTTTGAGGTTAAGCTTACTCATCGCCCGGCTCCTTGAAATTCTTCGGCCAAAGAATTCGACAAGCCCATCGGCACAGGAACATGCCGCCGAGCCACAATGCCAGCTTAACGATCGATCCGCTGCATCCGGCAATGACCATCAGGATGCCGAAGGCAAGGCCTGCAATTGCAGATGGCTTGGGATTTTCTGTGAGAAAGGTTTTGACGTCGTCGATGACGTCTTCGAAGGTGTCCAAGATTTCACTCATGGTTGTATTCTCCTTTATGTTTTTAGAAAAAAATGGGGGCACGACACAGACTTGTCGCACCCCCATTCAAATCAGACAGCGTAGTGAATATTACGTTCTATGCAGCGGCGAATTTCGATATGGTCGATGCCCTTTTCAATCGAGGCGATCCATGCATGTCGGATCGGCGCTTCGCGCTCGTCGGCTTCGGTGATCCAGGTGACTTCGATGGCTTCTTCAGGAATGATCGTAACCAAATGGATCGGATCATATGAACAACAAGAAGTATCGAGGTTGACATCGAATACGTTGCCGGCCTTGCTTGCGTAGAAATTGCAGTTGACATTGGAGCCGCTGAACAGATCCAGGTTGACTCCATTGCAGGTAGCCCTGCCGCCATCTTTCATGACAGCTACCAGGTTATACCGTTCGCTCTGAAGGTTGACGATATTCAGCAAGGACGCAGCTTCCTTGAAGGATGCTCCGCCTGCAAGTTCAAACGCGATGGCGCGCAAGCAATCGTAATTCAGAGGAATTCGGCCTGCGAAGGAAACAATGGACGGGATCTCCTTATACTGGTCTACGGGCAGCTTGTCCTTCAGGTAAGTGATGATTTCGTCGGCCGTAGGATACTCAAACCGGAAGTGGTAATGGAAGCGGCCCGGACGATTGATCAGATAATCGGACAGGCTGCGGGTTTCGTTGCAGGTGACGATAAAGAGCTTCTTGCCGTTGACGATGCCGTCAAAGAGAGCGAGCATCTCCGTCTGAGGGTTGGCTTCACCGTCCGCCTGCCGAATGCCGCCGAAGGTCTTATCGAACTCGTCGAAGAAGACCATACATTCCTGATCGATGGACTGCAGATATGCGGCAATGCCAGGGATATAGCGGTCGACGACCAGCAGAGGCAGCCCGCGCTTGATGCTTTCGATGCCCAGAAGTTTGGCAAAAAGCGTTTTACCGATACCCTTGGCGCCGGACAGAATGACGCCGAAGTTACGGTTGGCGCGTTCAAAGGCATTCATGACGCGTTCGACCTTGGATGTATGATCACCGTAGATCTTATCTTCACGAGGGTCGGGCTCGATATACTTTTCCAGGAAGAAGCCCTGCTGACGGGAACAGCAGACTTTATAGGACTGTGCAGGCAGCTGCTCATATGTACGCAGGCTGTCGTCGTAGATGATGTACTGATTGCCGGTAGATACAGCTTTCATGAGAGACCTCCTTAAGGACGAAACTGATTGAATTCAGCGCTGATGTTGGCATCGTTGGTGACGTTGACGAGGTAGACCTGGCCAAATTCGGCAGCGGCATACATCACGCCGAGCATGGAGCTGGCGCTAACGCGACGCGAACCGTCGAAGTTCTCCAGAACGAGCTCGTCGTCCTGATTCATAGCGACCTGGATGAAAGCGCTGATATCACGGTCAGTCGTCAGATAGATTTCAGCTCTGGAATAGTCCGCAGATGGAATCTTTTTGGTGGGCATATGTTTTCACCTTCTTTTTTCTCTATAAAATATAGAGTTTTTCAGGGGTAGTTATTCAGGATGAGTATTTCTCCATGGTCGGAGGCAGGGGTTCAAATTTCTCTATATTTTATAGAAGAAATCGGGGTAAGAAATGCATTCTGTAGGGATGCTTGCTGCTATCAAAATCAAATATACCTGGTTTTTCTATTGATTAGAGCAAAGAAAACCGGGTATGTTTGGATTGTAGATAAGCGACGACCTCTGTCTCAAGGCTTTGCCTTGAGACTCTCGTCGTCGCAGTAAATTACATACGATGATGGCTCAGATAAGACCATAAGCTGCCGGAGGCTGAGCATAGAGCAAGCAACGAGGCTGCACCAAATACAAAATATTTATATTCGTAGAAGTTCAAACCTCATCGCATACACTGGAGATCTCGAGCTTCGCAAAGTACCTGTCTTTGCGAGCTCGGAGATTCCAGTGCTTTGCGATGAGTAGAACTGAAAGAAGGTTGTCGCGTTCATCCGGATGACATCGCAGACTTCTGAAAGATCAGGATGTACTAATTGGTGCAAAGAAAATTAGCTGATGGAAAGGCAGACGCGCATCAAGGCATCAATGTTGGTGCTGAATTTGGCGTTCATATGCCTAACAATATAGTCGAAATATTCGGGTTCCACACTGCGGAAGAAAGACAATTGGCCGCGAAGGGTTTGTACTTCATCGGCAGACCAGCGTTTTCCGTTCTGATAGTCGCAGATGAAATTGCACAGGGCGGCCTTGAAATGCTTCTTTTTCATGTGACCCACAGTGATGTTGTTGTCCTTATTGAGCATGACACCGAGGTTCCAGTTGGCACCTTTGCGGGAGCCGTAACGGGTTTTCTCATCGTTAATACGGAACGGAGCATGCATTTCAGACAAAACCTTGTTAACGAAGGCAGACATTTTCGCCTGATCGAAAGATTCGACAGCGGAAATGAGAAGATCATCTGCGTATCGCGTATAGACGATCTTGCGTTTTGCCAGCGTATTGAAAATACGGTGATCGATGGGGATCATCATGATGTTAGTTAGGGTCGGAGAGATCGGGGTGCCTTGAGGCAGGCCTCCGTTCAGGAAGCATAAATCAAGGGCTTTACGTAAGGCTGCTTCGCCTGCCGGATTTCTGACGATTTCACAAAAGGGAAAAGACTGGGTGATCATCCTGTAGAGGAACTCCGGCGTAGTGGAACCGAAAAAATTTTTGAAGTCCAGCTTCAGGAACCAATTGGATTCGTTACGCTGATGCTTGCGTATTGCATCAACGCAGCAGCGGTTTTTGACATAGGCAAACGCCGATGTATGGTACAAAGCGCCGCAGTCAACTTCAAGGATGGTTTTCAGCTCGCGGAGCGCATCCATCAGCGGCTGGTTGGGGGCATCGATTCGCCTCAGGCCACCGCTGTTTTTCGGAATGAAGAATGTACGGTACAGTTCGTTGCGATTGGCTTGATACAGTTTCTCGTGTTGCGAAACGAAAGCTTGCAGGCTCTGAATCATATGAGGAATATTGGCTTTTTCGCATACCTGCGGCGGAATGGTGTAAACGATGCGCGTGATCGTGCCGATGCATCCCGGAGAGCCCCACGGCATGCTTGGAGTGACATCGTTCATGATATCATCCCATGTGAGCTGATAGGTATATGCCTTTTGACGGACTGTGATGTACATATTTACCTCTTGCAATCTCAATAAGTATTGTAACTTTTGGTAGGGTCCGGATCCTGGTAATTATAATATTTATAATGGAAATTATAAATGCGACCGTACATATTATAGTTTACATTGTTTACCATTATACAAATATAGTTCAGGATTCAGAGCGAGGAGAATGATCTAGCTGGTGGCCAAGCTTGTCTCAGGCGCCTCCAGCTGTTTTCCTGTTTTTCAGCGATATGATGCAATGGCGCATCGCACATTGTTCTCCATTGGGAGAGGTGCATTGCATTATTTGAGGTTAGATAGCATCAACGGTTCCTTCAAAAGGATTAACGAGAACGATCTTGCGAATAGGTTCGCCTTTGACGAAGTTGACAAAGTTACAGACGCCGGCCAGACAAACATGCCACACGGTAGGAGCAACAGACAGTGCGACATTACAGGCAGATACGGGCGTTGCAGCTTTGGCTTCGTCATGCGTGAACTCCATGGAACGGATAAATCCGTCCTTCTGACGCTGCTGAGTCCAGTCTGCAGCGTAATGCTGAGCGTCGACGAGGCGGGTGCGGAAGTCGAACATGCCCTTGATGAAGGGATTATACATATTCTCCTTCACGATCTGGTGGCGCAGCTCGATATTGTCTACAGCGAGGAAGATATATCCGGTCAGCTTGGTGCCGGGCTTCCAACCTTCGGAAATTTTGCGAATGTCGGGTTTGACCAGCGGGTTGATGGCTTCCATGCGCGCCGCAACGGCTTCCACCTTGGGCTTGCCGACATCCAGCTGGGTAAACATCTGGTTGACGATGTTGTGAGGTTCGACGATGTCGAAATCATAGAGAGAGATCTTCGTCAGGCCGAATCGGGCAAGGAGTTCCGCCAGCGTAGAGCCGACGGAACCGCAGCCGATAATGTGGATGCGTTCCTTGCACATTTCGGGCTGGAAGAATTCATAGGATTTACTGAGATCCATGTGGTCCTCCTGAATTGGTTCAGAGATTATTGATAGCCATAATCGTAGCCGCTATAGCCGTTATAGCCATTAGCAGCAGCTTCGCGGTTGAAGAACTCCTCATCGAAGTCCACGTTCTCCAGATCTTCGCGGTCCCACCACGGAATATAGCCGCGCTGATTGTGCGCAAGAGGCTGAGGCTTACTGTCTTTCTTGTCGTTGCTTTTCTTATCGGCGGCAGGCTGGCTGGTTGCAGATTTAGTGGCGTTATACTGAGTTGTGGTAGCGGTACGAACGACGACCATCTTCTTGGCGTCGAGGATGAAGTTGCTGACGAGGTAGTCCTCATCATAATTCAACAGGACATCAACGATGATATCCTTGTCCTCATAGTAGACGTTGGTCGCGAAGTCGTAGATAAAGGAAGAACATTTGAGCTGCTTGTTCCAGATCTGGAAAATCTGGAAACCCTTGTTCTTGCGGGTGCTCATATGCTGAACGATCTTCGCCTGATGCGTCAGATCCGTGCCGGAGGGTGTAACGCCAAAGTTGACGTGGCTGTGAGCCTGAAGGAACATGTTGTCGGCCTGTTCGTCGGTCAGGTTTTCCAGGAAACGGGCGTATTGCTCGTCTTCGGTTGTAACGGTGGAGCCGGTGACGGTCTGCTCGTGGGTGATGATATCATAGACGATGAAGTCGCCTTCGTCCTCTCCCCTCTTGACCAGGCCATGCCATGCGATTTCGCTGGCGAACTCCTGAATTAGCTTGAGCATCTTGATGTAGGCCATGGGCGTGTACAGAATACGGGCCTTGGGGCCGGCGGTCTTGGGATCGAAGACGAACTTGCGAGTAAAGGAGAAGGCGCCGTCAAACAGGTTCGTTTTCTTCAGCTGTTCTTCGAAATCGCGGCGCATCTCTTCCTTGTCCTCGTCGGTAAGAAAAATGGGCTTCATGATAAACTCCTTACTTCTTTTCGTTGTACTGCTTCAGCCATTCCAGAGCTTCTGCGGGCGTCATATCCACGCCATCTGCATTGCGGATGATTTTCTTGTTGCTTTCCAGGACCTGTGCCAGCATGGGGCGAATGGTTTCGGAGATTTCGCCCATGTTGACAGACTTACAGGAGGCCGTAGCGCACTCGATTGCGCTGATCAATTCACCGCGGGTAAGCTGTTCGGAGATCTGATTACGATTGGCGCCCAGGCAGGCATGGAAATGCAGATGAGGGTTGACGAGATAATCGTTGCAGGCGGGCTTGTAGGTATGATGTCGGTCGGAACCACAGGAGCCGTTCAGGTCCATATAGTAGTAGCCGCAGAATTTCAGGCGCAGAAGGGGTTCTTCCGTAAAGAGTGCGTCGATCAGAAGACGGCGGTTGGCTTCATCCTTGAAGGGGCCGGGCATAGCGCCTCCGGGCGTATAGACAGAACCATTGGATGCATAGTGATGCCACATATCTGCGTCGAAGACGTCCATGAAGGTACGGATTTCCAGATCGATCCGGTTGCCGTGGATGCGGATCACGTCGATGTTCTTGTTGTGGATCAGGTATTCCAGCAGATCGGAATTGCTTTCCTTGCTTTCCAGAGCGGCTCGGATACCTTCAAGGCGGTAACGCTGTTCCTGTTCCTTCTGAATGGCGAGGGTATAGCGTTCCATGGCGGAGACGATTTCGTTCTGCGCTTCACGGATATTCAGCTCTGCATTCTCCAGACTCTTCTGCATTTCGCGCTTTTCGAAATCTCCGATCATGCCGCGCAGGAAAGCTTCGCGCAGGTCCATATGGCTGGCGACCTCGGCACAGGCAGCAAGGAAGTCAGCGCCGCGATGACCTGTCAGCGTCTTCAGCAGCTCTCTTTCGTGAGGCTGAAGAGGCTTGTCAACGAAGAAGCGGGGCAGGTACTTGGGGAGAAGCGACGAGATCAGATGCATGAAGCGGACGTTCATGTTCTGCGTCAGGATATAAGCAGCACCGAGAGATTCACTGATAAAGATGCGGGTCTTTAGATTGACGTGTTCGCGGTTGCGAAGCCAGTCAGAGACGTTGGTCAGCTCGGTCAGCTGATAATTCTTGAGCTCCTTGACGGCCTTAGACGTCAGGACGTTGCTGATGACATCGAAATTCACGCCATCGGCGATGTTGATGACCTTATACTGATTGGGCGCCGCTTTGCCGAAGACGTGTTCGAAGCACTCGGACGCATTCAGGTCTTTGACGCTCGTGACATTATTGAAGTCGTGAATATCGACGAAAAACTTTTCATTTGCGGCCAGTCTCTCGAACAGAAGCGCCCGCATGGTTGCTACAACGGTCATGTCGCCCTGCCAGGGATCACCGTGGATGTGCTGCATGACGATATTGCCTTGCGTCGTAACGAAAGGATCGATTTCATTGTATGTGACAGAAAACATATATTACCTCTGGTCGAGAGAGGGGAGCCGCCTTGTGGACGACTCCCCTATCGTAGTGGTTGTGTTATTGTGATATGCGAGGCTGGGCCCCGCGGAAGATCAGGCGATGACGATGTGCTCGCGCACCTTGGTCTGCTCAGCCTTGATCTCCTCGATGGTGGCGGCATAGCCCTCCTCCATCTTGGCCAGCTTCAGCAGCGCGCCGCCGATCATGTCCTCGACGGTCTCCTTGGAGGCCTCGGCCCCCTTGGGCAGGGGCAGGGTCACGGTCGCCTTGCCATCGGGCGTGGTACGGGTAGAGAAGTTGACGCCGTGGTTGGACATGGAGCCGTTCTCGTCGGCGCCCAGGCCGACCTGGAAGACGGGCTGCTTGTTGGCGCCTTCGCCCTCCATCATGGTCAGGGTCTTGGCGCGGTACTTCTTGATCAGCTGCAGATCCTCCAGCTTGGCAGAGGACTCAACGACAACAACGTTGCCAACGACCTTGGCCTTGGCGGCATTGTCGGTCTTGATGACGCAGGACAGGACGGAGCCGTCGGTGGCGCCCATGTCAGCGAAGGTCTTGTCCAGCTCGGTACCACGCAGGGTGTAGCCGTCCAGGGAAGGCGTGGCGACATGGTAATCAATACCGTTGTCCTCCAGGCAGGCACGGATGGTAGAGTTCTTGGCAACAATGGGGTTCTCGCGGCCGGAATTGGTGATGAGGCGAATCTTAATCATGGTATTACTCCTTTTACTTTGCGGCAATTTTAGCCGATTTTTATTGATTTTATGGTCGAGTGAGGATACAGAGTGACGGGATTAGGGGCGGATCAGGGTAGTAGGTGCTCTCGCCTGATACATATGTACCTCCTTATGGGTTATCCAATAGGTCGAGGAAGGATGAGCAATCGGGGGAAGGTTGGTTAGGTGGGTATTCATCAAAGACGATTTCGTCTGTGATTGTGAGGGCGTGGTTGTCCTGCGATATTACAAAACGACGTGGTTTTGCTTCTGCGGTCCAGACAGTGTAAGTCTGTTGTTCGATGTCGTATACAACATGGTCTACAGGAATAGCGAATTCTTCTGCGGCATCTGCAATGGTCTACATGACCTGATTATGCCTGATTTGAAGGGGTGTTTTGATGGGCATTGTTATTCCTCCAGTAGTTGAAGGATGTCGGATTGATCGTGAACGATCGGTTCGAGCCTGGTAGAATATGCGCCGCTTATATATGCAGGCGGTACAGGTTGCTCTTGAGCCAGGCGATAAAGTTCTTTGCATGCATCTGCCCAGAAAACCGGCGTTAAGAAATCGTCGTCTTCGGGTTCGTCCAGTCGAAAGCTCCACAGTTGCCTGGATTGCATTGACTTTTTAGCAATGGCTTTTTCGAGGTCAGTTTGCGGTAGATCTATCAGTCTCATTATTCCTCCAGGAAGTTCAGAAAATCTGATACTTGTATATCCGGGAGGACGATAATGTCCGATAGTTCTTCTGCGGATATTACGGTATATCCCAAGCTGATGAAAGTCGAGATGCCGGCCTTTTGAATGAACTGGGTTTTGTTATGATAATAACAGATAGCCATCCCCTCGTGCAGGGTAATCCAACCTTCTTTCAAAACGTTTGCTGAATCGAATCCGTTTTTCAGCAAAAAATCAGCAAAGGCAATGAAGCTTTGAGATCTGTCATATTTGACGGCGATTTTCTGTTCTGAGAGGAAATCGGATACAGTATATCTGTGTAAATTCGGGGGATCCATGAGAAACCTCCTTGAGATGGAAGCCGGCGTCTTTCTTGTGACGCAGGGAGGCCGGCTAATCGTACTTGTTCATCGATTCAGACCTGCGGAAGCAGTTGCGTTGGATGCTCAGCCTGTTAGCCTTATGAAAAGACTGAGAGCTGGCAGTGGGACTCGAACCCACAACAACCTGATTACAAATCAGGGCCTCTGCCAATTGAGATATGCCAGCACGTTCATCCTGCTGGGATTCGAACCCAGGTAGCCGCCAGAAAGGGCAGCATCCTGACCGCTGGATCACAGGATGAGAGCTCCCGGTGAGATTCGAACTCACAACCTGCGGCTTACGAAGCCGCTGCTCTACCAGTTGAGCTACAGGAGCAAATACGAGTCCACGTACATCCTCGCTCCCCACTTACGTTGTGGTGCTGCCTCATTGCATAGAAGAGGTCTGAACGGTGGCTTTTTCTGTTGAAAAGCCTGCTGGAAAAGTCACTCTTGCTTTGGTGAAGCGCTCAGATCTTCATGCGCTAAGCGTCTGGCCGTGCACTGCCTTCGGGTCCGCTCTCTCCGTTGGCGCAGAGGGTGGGATTTGAACCCACGGTGGATTTCTCCACGCCGGTTTTCAAGACCGGAGCCTTAAGCCGCTCGGCCACCTCTGCAAAACGCATAAAATCCACTCCTTCCTGATTTCGTCAGCGAGAGAGTGGATTTGGCGCGTATAATGATTTCAGAAAATTACTCGAAGGATACGGCTTCCAGGAGTTGGTTCAGAGTCTCTTTGTCGCCGCCCATTTCCATAGAGACGAGGATTTCGTTGACGGTGGCGCGAATCTTCTTATCCATCTTGCGACAGGCTTCATGGTATGCAATGACAGCAGGCAGGTTGTCCGATACGTTCCAGAAACCAGACAGGGACAGCGTAAAGGTTTCAGGCTTGTCGACTTTCATGTCGCGCAGAAGCTGAGTGTATGCAGCTTTCGCGTTGTTGGCAATCGCCTGATATGCTGCATCAAAATGCTTCCGTTCAAGATCAGCAGCGACTTTCAGCGCTCGCAGTTCGACGTTTGCCTCAGCCTTTTCTCTGACCTGTTTGTTGATGTATTCTTCGATACGCTTGGTAATGCGCATAGGGATCGTCTCCTTTGAAAAAATTGCGAGAACCAACGGATACATTCTCGCGGAAGCTGTTCCCCGCTTCGTTTATCAATGTCCGCAGACATTGCGCGTTCGGGCCAGGTTGGTGAGGGCTGGGTTTCATCGCAGTGACCATCTTGCGACGTCTTAGGTGGCCTTGCGGCCAGTTTCAGAGAGCACGATACGGGACTCGAACCCGCGACATCTGCTTGGAAGGCAGAGATGTTACCGTTACACCAATCGTGCATATGGTTCGGTTAACCGAACCAGCTACGGTAAGTAGCTTGTTGATGTTTTTTGCGATCGAGAGAATTGCGAACGAGGCAATTGATGCGAGCATTGATTTCTCGTTCTGGGTTTTCCAGATAGCAGCACAGCAGGAGCATGGTAAAGATAAGAAGGATGAGCCAGATCATTCAGACCTCTTGAATTTGTAGATTTCAACATCCAGGTCGGAGAGGTGCTTTCGGATGAGGTTGGATACGATTTTCCAGTCGCCTCCACCGAGGCCGCAGCCAATGTTATACGGGATACCGATTTTGTTGGGGAAGCCGCGGGTTTTGAGGTCGTTTGCTGCACTTGCAAGCTTGGCGAAGCAGCTGTCGAGTGCTTCATAGTCAGTATGCTGCCGGTTAGCACCGAAGCCATTCTGACCGAAGAGGTTGGCGATGATGATGCGTTTCCCACCGAGGCTTTCAGGTGAGTAGAGGTTGTGTCCGATGAGTTTCATAGGGTCAGAGTTCTGACACAGGTGATGGTAGCGAAGATAGGTGTTGGGAAACTTCTCGCGGATTTGTTTGGCGATGCCGGCGCCCATGACGCCGTGGCAGTTTACCTGATGGACGATGATGTCCACGTTGGATTCAAGCAGGTTTCCTTCTACGACTCTGATCATGTTATATCTCCTTCCAGCCATTCCTTTGGATGATGCGCCGCATGTTTTCTACGCCGACGGGATTCATGGAGTGGATGTGGATCGGATAATGACGGTAGTTTTTCTCCATCCAGTCAAGGATCTTGATGTAATCTCCGCCAAGATGGCTGAATTCGCCGGCATCGTGATCGAGATCAATGACCTCAATCGGATCTGCGTCAGGCCAGTGTTCTTGCGTGATGATCAGAGCGATGGTTTGATACACGCTCGTGCAGTGGATATAGCCTTCCGGCGCAGGACGGATGTCGTCTACCCATATCTTCATAGAATTTCCTTTCAGGCTGCTGGTGGGGCGGCACTCCCACATCTCCTACTGTTGTTCCTTGTGTTTCCTTGTTTGGCGACGGCTGCCCGTTCCGTCCTCAGCAGCAGTGCCGCAGGTGGGAGTCGAACCCACAAACGCCTGATTTTGAATCAGGATGATATGCCAATTCTCTACTGCGGCATGATGCGGGTATTCTTACAGCCCGCGGCTATGAGCTGCGCCCGCATGGCATATGGTTATAAATCCCTTCTTCATCCAAGGCTCAGCCGAGATTCGAACTCGGTTCACCATAAGCATCACACCATCGCCAATGCTTAAGAGCCAAGAACTCAGAGAATTTACGTTTCAAGATCTGTAATTTCATATTGTTCTTGGGCATGAAAATACGATCTGCCTTTGAAGTACGCGCCGCACTTACACTTATAGTGTCGCACAACCTCAATTTCCCAACCATCTTCGTTGTAGTCCGTTTCCAGCACCTTGAGGTTTAGGGCATCATTGCATTGCGGACATCTCGTCATGTATTAGCGCTCCTCAAATTTTATTTTTATATACTATATTTTTCATTGTATCGCTTTAACCTGACGCAAGTTTCTTCGCAACCATGAACGCCATCAGAAGAAATATTGCTCCATCCAACATTGCAGTTTGCACATGGACAGGCATCTTCAGCATCTAAAATAATCAATCTGCCATCTTCTTCGAGGTCTTCATAATATGCCAATCTTTCTACCACTTTTCCAAGTGTGCAGTTGGGATAAATACCATTATAATCACCTGCGGTATATGGACTATATGTGCCATTTTCTGTATCTTGACATAGCCTTGTCAATCTTTCCATCGTTCTGCACCTCATGAAAGTTTGTTTTTAAGTGTTTCTAAATATCTTTACCTCATAAATCGTATTATAAGTGGACCCAGAGGGATTCGAACCCTCGACTCCCTGCTTGCAAAACAGGTACGCTACCGCTGCGTCATGAGCCCAGAAAGGACGAAAACGAAACAAGGAAGATGACCAGTCTATTATTTCGTTTTCTATGCGATGACCTATAGATTTAAGCATCCGTCTTAGTTAGTCATCTGTCGACGTTCGCTTTATAGACAGTGGATTTCCGGTCTTCAAAAGGCCCTCGTTGTGGTGCGCGTGCCGCATCGCAGAGGCGTTGAGGGACGTTGGTGCCGATGGCGGGGATCGAACCCGCAATCCCGAGGGCATCAGATTTTAAGTCTGATCCGTATGCCAATTCCGTCACATCGGCATAAGTGCAGGTGGAGGGACTTGAACCCTCACGGTTACCCGCTGGATCCTAAGTCCAGCGCGTCTGCCATTCCGCCACACCTGCAAAATGTCACGGTTTAAACCCGACAGGAGTTTTCCGGGATAACCAGCCGTGACGTAGAGGAAGGTTTAGAGTTTTGCCCCTGTTTTAATGGGCTTGGCCTTCGCCAATGGTGGAAACGGACGGGCTCGAACCGCCGACATCCTGCTTGTAAGGCAGGCGCTCTCCCAGCTGAGCTACGCTTCCACATACCACATTTCTGCGGTATGTTGCCAAACACTTAATGGAAAGGAATAGGGCATTTGCCCTTGGTACACCCTCAGGGATTCGAACCCCGGACTGATTCACAGGATATAAGCCTGCCGCTCTTGACCGCTGAGCTAAGGGTGCATACGAGCGCGCGATTGGTTCTTGAGTGTACTTTTCTCACCAAGGGGCGCTCTTTGAGCGTTTTTCTTTCGGCTTGTACTTTGCCTAGTCAGCGCATGGTTCCGTGCGCACAAACCTATTTATTAACAAGCTGACCGTTATTTGTGATGGGCCGGCTCGAAGTGGCTGCTTCGAACCGCCTATACGAATTTTCTTTCGGGTGCCACCCTATCCGGTTTGAGGTAAATTCTGAACCCTCCAAAAGCTCCGAGCAGACTGCGTTCCGGTACAACCTGCTGTTTCACAGCTCATTTGCGCAGCTCGTTTCCTTTATGATTGGACGTGACCACGACTTGCTCTTTGCCAGTCATCAGCGTTTCAAAACCCTGGTATTTGCAACTACCTTCTCCGGCTGCAATCAGCGGTGCAGTCCTGCTTCTCGCGGGCGGGCTTTGTTGAGGACTTTGAACCTCGCACAGTTATCCTAGGTTCTATGGTAGCTTTACTGACATTCAGAAATATCCGTTTTGAAGCTGCCAGTTGTCGAGGGTTTTCAGCTTGAATTCTTCGATGTTTCGAGAGATGTATTGCTGTGCAGCTTTCAAGGTTGGAGCATGATCGATGTCGAACTTTTCTGTGCAGAATTCGTTCATATCCTCGATGAGCATACGTTGCTTGACGGTGATCGGTTTTTCGGACATGAATATTCTCCTAAAACCACCGTCGGGAGACGCCAGGGGGATGACGTCTCCCGGGTGGTGCCCGATGTGGGATTCGAACCCACACGCCACAAGGCGCCTGATTTAGAGTCAGGTACGTCTGCCGTTCCGTCACTCGGGCATGAAGCCCCTTTCGGGGCTGGGGGTCAGGGGTTGATGATGGGCAGGACTCCGTAGTCGCCACCAATGTACGTGGTGGGCAACTCGCCGTTCCACAGGGCATTCTTCATATATTCGATCAGTTCTCCGGTAAGAGAGTTAGCGATCTGGATGTTGGCGTCGGCTTCGGCCTGGGCCTTTGCGGAAATAGCATAGGCTTCGGCATCAGCCTGCAACTTGGCAACATCGGCTTTCGCCTGGGCTTCGATCTTCTGACGTTCAGCCTGCTGCTGGGCGATCATGGTTTCCTGTTCTTGCTCGGTCTGAGCCTTCTGAAGCACTTGCGTGGCTACCTGCTTGGCTTCAACAGCGTCCGTAAAAGCGTCTGCGAAGTCAACATCAATGGCAATATTGATGACGTTCAGGCCGTAAGCAGAGGTGGATTTATTGACGGACTGGAGCATACGAGTGGCCAGCTGTCCGCGGTTCGTGATCAGGTCTTCTGCGGTGTATTCAGAGATCAACACTTTGACTGCTTCATTAAGACGAGGTACGACGAGGGTTTTGTAGTATTCTTTGCCTACGTCGCGATATAGCTTCATGGCAGTCGTTTTGTCGATGGAGTAGCTGACGGTGCCGGATACCTTGACTTCCTGGATGTCGGAAGAGAACGCGAGAACTTCAAAATCCTTGGTTTGTTCTCGGTTGTCCATGAGGACGACAGACTGCCAGGGTGCTTTGATATTGATGCCTGCTTCCAGGGTCGTATCATTGACTTTGCCGAAGGTGGTCAGGATGCCGGTATATCCGGTAGGAACAGAGGTGAACAGGCTGAAAGCCAGGAGGATCAGGCCTACGATGAGGGCGGTCCAGCCGATCCCTTTGGCTTCGTGACGGACGACGAATGCCAGGAAGGCGCCGATCAGTACGGCGAGTGCGCCGAGGATAAAGATCAACATGAGAGGTTCCTTCTTTCTTGGTAAAATAAAAACACCGTATGCCGGTGTTCTTTACAGAAGTGAGAGAATATCGGGGATGTCATGGAAGTCGATGCAGAGCTGGTCAAAATCAACAACTTGTCGACTGTCGTCGCCTGTTACGCAACTCGTCCAGTATGAAATGCCTTCATTCTTTTCGCCGCGTGACCAGTTGTATATGAATACGTATGGAAAATCCATATAGCGACTTTCAATCAAGTATTGTTCAAATAACCATCTTTGAGCGAAAGGAATATTATATTGGCGGCATATGTTATGAAATTGTATAGTTTCTTCCTGTGTATGGCAGATTACGCAGATTTGTTCATCAATGAATCGTTGCATGCTGTGCCTCTTAGAGAAGGTCAAGGAAGTCAGGGAGAGATTGAACTTTGCATAATGGGACGATGTTTACAAAAGGCACTTCGGGCAGCATTCCGTCTGAAGAGCGGCTAGACCACACGGATATATGGTCGCCGGGTCCGCGCCAGTCATAGGCAAAGATTATGATTGATTCGGAAAATGTAAATGAAGCTGGACTGCCTCCGCCGCGCATAAGAAGATTTTCATTTTCGCACATGGAAAGAAAGTCAACGATCTCTTCACGAGTGTTGCAACGAACATAATACTTCTTCTCGATAAAACCTTGCATATGGCCTCCTTGTAAGCTGGGGTGGCAGGGTTTGAACCTGCGAATGCGGGAGTCAAAGTCCCGTGCCTTACCACTTGGCGACACCCCAACGATGCCGTCAGGGACGGCGTCGCAGTTCCAGACCGGCGCGGAAGGCGATCAAAGACCAATAAAGCGCGACAATCCATCGCATATTGGCGTCAATGGCTGTTCCTGCGGCAATGAGTGCTGCGAAAAACATGATAAGATAGGTCAGGAAAGTGTGAATACTGATTTTCATATGTGTGATTAATATTTTTACAGCAGGTCGATGAAATCGGGACAGGAAATGGCTGGAGCAAGAAGCTCTTCAACGTTGACGACATGCATTTCGCGCTGTTTCGCCCATTTTTCAGAGCATACTGTTAATTGTTCGCTGTATAGAGCGCGGTACAGAATGATATGAGTTTGGCCTTCCTTTTTTCGGTTTTCGCACCATTCGGCGATGACGCCGTAGTCGAACATCGCAATATAATTGTTCTCGCTGACTGCGGGCAGATTGGCCACATATTCAATGGGAAATCGGATGCCGAATCGGTCTGTTTCAAAGATTTGTTGCGGAAGTATGAGATCTTTCATAGCAGTTCCATAAAGTCGGCAAGATCGATGGCTTCTTCTTTGCGAATATGCTGCTGCGTGACAGCTTCGTGCCATTCGATGATAGGAAGGTCGTGATCGACTTCAAATTCGCTGCGAGCGTTGTCTGTATCTCGCCAGAGGCAAAGATAATCGCCATACGCCACATGAGCGAAGATCTCAAGTCCTTCCTTATATCGGTCATATGCGTATTTTTTGGTGTATTCGTCTTCGCTGTCTGGGATTTCGGCAGCAATACAAGACTCCAGAAATTCGTCAAAGTACTGCTGAGGAACGGTGAAGGCGATTTCACCAGTCAGAAAGGCGTCGGAAAAAAGGTACATGGCAAACTCCTTATTCGTCGAGCAGGTTTAGAATTTCATGGTATTGATCAAATTTTGGATACCTGACGGCTTTATGAAACGGAATGATTTGTTTAGCCTTTAGGTAGCGGGTATAATACCAATCATATGTATTGCCGATTTTATATACAGCAATTTGACGTTGTGGATATGCTCGGATTGCGGCTGATTTAAGTAGAAAATTGTAATCATTGCCGACACCGCAGAATTCCATGATCTCCAGCAGCTGCTGAAGCTCTTGATCGTTTGCTACAGAGATGGCAATGAGTCCTTTGGTGAAGCTTTCTGGCAGATATTGCTTGCTTTTATGAATCTTCAGTTTGGTTTCGAAATAATCGGCTCCTTTATGCCATAAACGAGACAGCTTCATATATGTCCCCCCAATAGACATTTTAAAGCAGATCCATAAAATCGGGAACATCAATGGTTTCAGTATACAGGGTTCTGAATGGCGTTCTGGACGTCCAGCGAGGCTCTATGGAATCGCAGCGGAAGTAGTGCAATCCGCTCCAATCGCGCCAGAAAATGACAGCTACAGGAAGCTTGGATACGCGTCGGATGACCGCGTCAAGATTGTTGTAACGGTGATCGATCTGGTGATGGAGGATATATTGCTTGAAGATTTCTGCCTCGTTCGGCTGCACGAGGATGCCATAGTTGCTGTATTTCTGTCTGAAGCCGTAAGGCAGTTCCATAAATTCCATGGAAGTAAGTCTCCTTTATAAAAGGTCGAGAAATGAAGAGCAGTCATCGACTTGTTCGTTGATCAGAGCTTCGAACATATAAACGGTTTTGGATTCACTGTTTCGATAAGGCGATCCATGAAGCATGCCTTTATAGATGTAGTAATAGGCATCGCGTCCTTTGGCCCATGCTTTTAGGCCAGCATAAACATCGAAGCCTGCTTCTTTTACGCTACCGATCAGGTCATCCAGATGTTCGTATTTCGTAAAGATCGTGGGCTCGTAGTCTACGACGCCCATGTCTGGCGGCAGGATAACGTACATTTGATGCTCCTTACAACAGATCGAGAATGTCGTCGCAGTTGGATGCCTGTACAATCAATTCTTCGATGTATATAGATGAGTACCTCTGAGGGTCAATGTTGTTCAAGCCTACGATTCGTACTGCATCTTCAAAAGGTTGTTTAGTGTAACATAGATACCCTGTTCGGTTGTTGGCTATTCTCGAATGAATCCAGGGCGTAGTTATTTGAGGTTTTGTATTGAGCCCTTGCATCTGGCAATACTCGATGAATGCATTTGCGGTTTCGAAATCAGAGAATTTGATGCAAAGCTTGCCGTCAATAAAGTCTTGGGGGATGTCGAAAGTGAGCATATTACAGACCTCACAGAAGATCAAGGATGTCCCTTGCGTCGCAGGGGGTGGCGAGAAGTTCTTCGACAGGTATGATTTTTTTCATGTCCTCTGTGCTGCCAACGCCGTAGGCGATCACACGCATTCTTGGAGGTTCCGACAGCTCATCTTTGTCTTCGTAGTGGAGAAAGACAGGGCGTTCTTGATCGAATTGGGTTTTACTCCAACCGAGGGTCCTGAAGGGGTTAGTGCCGAGACCGCTGTTGCTGCAGGCGATCAAAAAGTCAGCCAGAGTGTCGGAATCGGTAATCTTGACAAAGATTCGGCCATCGATGAAGTCTTGGGGGATTTCGTAGGTCTGATTCATTGTTAGCCTCACAGGTGATCGAGGATGTCTTCACAGGATGAAGGTAGTTCAACGCGAAGATCGCATGCCTTGTAATAAACAGAAGGAGGAACAGGACGACTGAATGCTAAAATTGTGCCATCATCTTCGCATCGAAGATATATTGGAATTTTTCTTTCAAACCATGGTTTACACCATGGAATTGTTCTATTGTAGTTGACGACAAATCCGCTTTGAACGCAAGTATCAAGAAAATCTCGAAGCTCTTGTTCGTCTGTGACCTGAACGGGATAAATATGAAGAGTGAAGAATGAAGGAATGATGTAGCTGTACGACATGGCGGTTTCCTTTATATGAAGTCACCCCGCCGGGATTTGAACCCGGGACACATGGATTAAAAGTCCATTGCGCTGCCAGCTGCGCCACGGGATGAAAAAACGCCGGACAGTAGGAATTCCGGCGTCCGTGAGAAAAGAAATATGGCAAGGCCCTTGGTGGAGCAGGACAGGATTCGAACCTGCGAATACGTTGATACCTAGGATTTGGACGATGCCGTATAGGAGTGTCAGTGATCAGTTGTCTTGCTATCGTGCATCTACGCATGCGGTGTTACAGACCGCTCCTTTGGCCACTTGGATACTGCTTCATAAAGTCTGGGCAGAGGGATTTGAACCCCCGGCTTCATGCTCCCAAAGCACGCGCGCTACCAGACTGCGCTATGCCCAGAAGGAACGGGTTTACGGATCCTTGTATTTACTGCCGCCGACAAGATATTGCTTGCCATCGTCTGTTTGACACCAGGCACGATATTCACTGTCCATTTTGGATGTAAACAGCTCTTTATGGCCGAGCATGATGAGCGGCAAAAGGTCGGGATGATTGGCAAACAGCCACTGCTTGAGGCTTTCGGTAAGACGAAACATAGGCAGCTCCTTAATTCTGAGGAGGTCTGGTTTTCAGGGGACGGAGTCGCTGTTCCTCGGCTTTCTTTTCGTCTTCTTCCGCAATTGCTCCGAAGATTGCCGCAATAAATGCCGCGGGGATCCACAGCAGCAGAGGCCAGATAGAAGGTACCCAGATTGCCCAGAACAGGCCGCCGAAGAGACAGATGATGCCGATTACGGCGAGAGTGATGAGGGCGAACAAGCGAACGACGTTTTCCCACGGCACGCAGGAGATCATGTCTTTGACTGTTTCTTTGACGATGGAAAACATAAAGAATCTCCTTTCGTTACCCTTCCATATCGATCATTACATAATCGATGTTGTTCGGTAGCAACTGACGTAAATAGTCTTGCACCAGACGTTTAAGTCCAGTGACGGGATGTTCTTTTTGTTTGATCGGATTTTTGGAAAGTATGATACGTACTGTATCTTGAGTTGGTTTGGATTCAAGGACTTCTTGTAGGTCTACGCTAATCAAATAATGGTCTTCGATAAGCTGTTCAAGTTCTGATGCACGGAAGAATGCGCAAATCTCATACATAGTTATCTCCTATGATAAGTGCGAAAAGAATGGCCGCAGCAGAGCATTGTCTGTGTCATACTGCGGCCATGAAGCTACATCGTTTCGCGGTCTGCCGCCCCGTTATTTCATTCTATGTTGATGGTGTAAATGTGCCAAGAGGGTCAATTCGGCGAGGTTGCATACGATGCTCGGAGAGGAAAAAAAGAGGGTTTTGACTGGAAGCCGCCCCATTGTTTCATTCTATGTCAACAGCGGTGCGCTGAGGGGTCAGATCGGTCATGCAGTCAATGTCTTGGGTAGGGGTCACGCGTACAGGGATTGAACCTGATTTATCTCGATGGATAAGCAACCTTCGCGTGATATTGGGACATGGCGCTCCCTATTCACCATGTCCCGTCGGCTATGAGACCAGGAGGTGGGGTCTCTGAGACGTTGTTGAAGTTATGATGCAACAGGCCAACGCCAGACGTCATCCATCACGAGTAAATACGCTCTGTCGAGCTCCGTTGATCCTCGATCGGTGGCTGATGTTGGCGACCGTGCAAGTATTTGTCGCCAGCTGCGGGGGCTGGTGGGCCCCCGACAGCTGACTTGGGTGTTATTATCAGAAGGGCAGTTCGTCGGTTTCGACAGCCTGAAAGCCGTTGTTGGGATCGGCAGGCTGACCAACGCCATAGTTGGGCTCAACGCCAGGCTGGGCAGGAGTCGCGGGGTTGTTCTGCTGAGTAGGGGCCGCGCCATTGTTCTGCGGCGCAGAGCCGAGGAACTTTAAAGTCTGAGCAGTCAGCTCCAGGCTGGCCACATTCTGACCCTGATTGTTGGTATAGGCAGAAGCCTTGATGGTACCTTCGACATAGACCATTCGGCCCTTGGACAGGTAGCGATGACAGAGTTCAGCCAGCTGACGCCAGGCGCTGACACGGAAGTAGGTTGTGGTTTCGCGCCCGTTATAGCGCTCGTTGACGGCCACGTTGAAGTTGCAGATCTTGGCCGTAGTGCCATCGCTCATGGCGACGTCACGAATGGTCGGATCAGCAGTCAGGTTGCCGATAATGATCATTTTCTGCATAGGGAAACTCCTTTCTTATCATTGAGAAAACCGAGGGGAGACCTCTTTGGAATATTGAGATGATTGTTGGCTGGCCGCCAACAGATTTTGAAGTCGAGAAGGAAGTTGTCTTGTGGTTGGCTTATAAAAGCTGGTCAAGGAAGTCGGAGACGTCTGGAATCTTGGTACTTGTCGCGGCTATCATTTCATCGACTGTGACGATCGTGCATGACAACATTTCTGCGATATAGCGATTGCTGTCGAACATGAGGCCTTTGTCTGGCCGCCTGTGAAAGCATTGAGGAACACGGTCGACGTTGATATAGGGACAGAATTCAGTCAGAACAGAGCCATCGTTCCAGTACAGGTCGGGACAGTTTGCTTGAAGCCATTTCAGGAATGCTTCAGCATCATCATGATTATCAGGAATCTGGACGGCGACGCGGCCGTTGAGCATTTCGCTGAGCAACTCGTTTTCAATAGCTTGATCTATAAGCCAACGCCTCCTTAAGTATTTATTTCATTTGCTGGCGCCCGACGTAGGAGGGCAAATAGATTCGATTGAAGACTACTTGAAATTTCAGGAGATGTGCCGGGTTTATATATCGCGGGAGTGATATTGGATACTTCCTTGAGCCTACATGAAGTATGATCTCGCTGCGGTTGCCGCTTTGGCGGCGGCAACGCAGCAAAGAAAGTTGAAAATTGACTTGGTGCAAGTCACTGATGACGTGATTTGTGATAATCTAAGCAAAACTTGAAGCAGGTTTTGTTGTGAGAATCTTTTAAGGAGAACCAAAACGAATATCCGGAAAAGGGGAAAATAGTTCACCAGCCTTTTCTCTCCCCTATTTTCTACCCTCCGATTCCCAGCTCAACACACATCTCGTACAAGGTATATATTATATACAGATTCCTTATCGTTTTACGATAAATGTCGTGCAAGCTTGCGACAAGCGTCGCATTTCACAGGGTATATATTATGCACAGCTTTCTTATCGTTTCTCGATAAACATCATTGGCGTTGACATTGACGGAGTCGAAAGTAATCGTATATATTATATACAGTTTTCTTATCGTTTCTCGATAAACTTTCAGATTGTGCACAGAAGCTGGAGATTATCCGAGAATCTGATTGATGCGGATAATACCATGGCGCTTGAGGTCGCGGTTGACCTGGGCGCGCCATCCGTTATAGACCCACTGCGGCATTGAGCCGAGACGCTCGATTAGGGTGTCCATGGGCAGGGTGTACAGATCCAGAGCAGAAGGCCAGCGTTCCATGAACTTACTAAGGCGGTCAAGGCCTACGGGAGGAATGGGCTTCACCCATCCGTTCTTGTCGGTAAGCTTGGGGTTCAGAGAGCTGATTACCTTGATGCGCCTCCAGTCCAGAACAACGTTGTCGTTCACGATGGTGATGATACCCTTGTCGATCAGCTTCTGGCGAAGACATGCGACGTAGTTCTTCTTCACGCCGCATTTCTCAGCGATGAGCTGGGCACTGGGAGAGAATCCGGAGGAGCAGCTGGCATAGAACAGAAGGAGCGCGGCTTCACCGCGATCCATGTGGCAGACTTTGACGGCCTTGGCGACGAGCTCGGCGAAGCCGTCCTTTTTGTCGAAGTTCATGTGCAGAACGGACAGAGGCTTGCGAGACATATCACATCGCCTCTTTCATCTTGATGCTGCCGCCGACGGCAGAGGTCATTTCGGCCGCTCCGTCTTCGTTGGCCCTGGCGGCAATCTCCGCAGGAGACAGCTTCGTCTTGATATAGCCGGTGATGACGGTCTCGCCGGTACGGTCGTTGGTCGAGGCATGCACGTACATGGTAGGTTCATCCTCCCCGTAGGCATCGCTCCACATCTTCAGGAACAGGTCGATGATATTGGAGTCCATGTCCTCCACGAACACGTCGCCGTTCTTGGCCATGGAGCAGACCAGCTCCTGGGCCTTGTCTTCATTTTCATCGCGGCGGGCAACGCTCTGGTAGGCCAGCACGGCAGCGCGCACGGTCTTGGCGTTGGGCTTGTCAGACAGGAACTCATGGGTGAATTCGGGCATCTCCACGGCGAAGAAGCCGGGCTCTTCCTTCAGGACGACCTTGTCTCCTCCGACGTCGATGGGCAGGGAGAAGCAGATCTTGTCGAGGTTCACGTTGGGAACTTCAGAGATGCGGACGAGGAACTCGGAAAGCTTGTTGCAGGCAGAACCGATCTGAATGGGGTTGAACATGGGATATCCTCCTTTAGATATGTTCAAAGGCGATCTTGTGGCCGCCTTTGTTAGCAGTGTCGACGAGCTTATGCCAGAGGTCAACCTGGCTCCAGGGAGCGCGTCCCTTGGGTTTCCAGCCCCGTTCCTTAATGCCAAGGGCGGTCTGGACGATGGCCAGCTGACGAGTGCGAACGGTGATGAAGCACGGGTTCTCCAGGGTCTTCATGGCGTCGATGATGCCATGCAGGACGGCAGCGTAAGCGCTCATGTTTTCACCGGTCGTGCTGCCGACGCCGGCGATCGAGAGTCCTCCGGTGTTGATCTTATAGTTCCAGCTGCCAAGCTTCTCGGCTTCCTTGCAGGAACTCTGGACGGTCAGGGTGATCTTGTAACGTGCAGTTGCCATGAAAAAACCTCCTTAATTCGTTTTGGACGGAAACAGGAATGTTGCATGTCCCGTTTCTTGCAGACGGGCGTCAATGGGGCCGCCGGGGGCAAATGCCCCATGCTTGGGCACGTAGACTGCAGGCGGCATGGGAGCTGGAGCAGTCATGCTGGGATGCTTCGAAACGTCGTGCGGGCAGATGAGATGCGTGGCATGGTAATGCTCGACTTGCTGCCGGGTATGGTTGACAGCTGCTTCCTTTTCACGGAAGAAGCGGTAGGAGAGATGCACGCCGGAACAGAATGCAATGGCGCAGACAAGCAGCGTGAACAGGGAGTACAGGACAAGCTGAATCATGGGATTCCTCCTTCAACAGGGTCATGCCCTTTATTTCATTTGCTGGCGCCCGACGTAGGAGGGCACGCTGCGGTCAGAGTCAACCTCGAAGGTGCAGACGAGCCAGTGGCAGAAAAAGTGTGGCCCCGTCCAAAGCAGCGGCGCGTGGAAAAAGATGGCCCCCGAAAAACTAGGGGTCCTCCCCTTTCTCGCTTCTTCGTGCGCAGACCGCACATTGCGCCGAAGCATACACTTTATTTCATTGGCTGGCGCCCGACGCAGGAGGGCCGTTCTCACGAGAAACGATAAGGACAACCAACAAAGGAACAGACAAGCAACGGTGTTGTTGCTCCGGTACCCGACAACCAGCAAGGAAGCCAGGGCGGAGCGAGTCGTGGCGGAAGGTACCGTCAGGTACCGCGCGACGCGGCGAGCGGAGCGAAAAACCCCGGCCCCGGAAATAAAGGGCTCCCCCCGGCGCGTTAATAACCTGTAACGTTACAGGTGAGCTGAAGAGCTCAGGTCAAAGGCTCCAGCAAGAGCCTCTGAACCGAACTCCCCGGGAACTCCCCGAAGGGAGCCCAGGGATATGGGTTGGATCAGTCGCAGTCGACTTCGCAATCGAGGTCGTCGGGCAGTTCCAGGTCAGAATCGAAGACATCCGCGTTAACATTGCTGCGGATGGTATCGATGGCCATGGGACCGAAGAAAGACCAGAAGGCCCGCTTCAGCGTATACTGATAGGCCTCCGAGGCGTTGCGGCTGCCGCAGAACACTGCAGCCACGATGACATCATAGGCATGCTCGATGGTTTCGCCGCGCTCTTCGACCCAAGCGCGGATCTGCTCAAAGGCGATATGGCCGCGCTCGGCTTCCCAGCTTTCTACATGATACACGCTGTTGTTGCCATCGCGCAGTGCTTCTAGCTCTCGAGCGGACGCGAAGGCCAGTTTCTGAAACAGACCTTCACCTTCTGCCTTCTGCAGCTCGCTGTTCCAGCGGCCACGGACGAACAGTCCCTGCAGGCTCTGACCGGGCTTGATGTTTGCCGGGTCGTGCATCATCACTGTGGGGTCGAAGACAAAGTTTTCGCTGCCTTCGATGCGCAGCTCTTTGGCCACGTTATCGCGGACGGCCTTCATATACATGTCTCCGAATCCTCCGGTCTTGGAGCAGCGTCCGGCCCAGTACTCATCACCGACGGGACGAGCGGCATTGGCCTTGGCATACTCACAGAAGGCGGGCAGCGTCGTGCGGGAGAATTCCTGCACACGCTTGGGAGGACGCACGTTGGCAGAGCCATGCTTGGCGGCATCGATCAGAACATTGCCGGCATAGGTCAGCCAGCACCAGACTTCGCGGGCTTCCTCGACGGTGACCTCACCCTTGTCGAGCTCGGTATTCAGCCAGGCCCAGAAGCGGGTGAAATTATCCGCATAGATGCCGATCTGGCTGGTCTGGGTCAGGCTGGCGAAGAACCGGGCAAGATTTGCACGATTGATGGGAGCCTTGGGCGCCTTGGGTGCGATCCAGTCCACGGGCAGATTACCCAGGAGCTTGTTCGTCTTGCGGACGGCTTCCATGAGGAAGCTGTTGCGGCTATACCAGACATGATCGCCATCATAGTCCGCACGCAGGCGGATGGTAGTCATATCCCAGATGTTGAAGTACACCGTGGGACCCATCATATACTTGCTGGGCTTGCGCACGTTGAGCATCAGGCAATGAGCATGATCCAGGTGCGGGCTGCGAGTGACGTCGACGACGCCGAAACCGGCAGGAGCACAGTGAACTTCACCGGCTCTCAGTACGCCCTTGACGGGCAGGCCGTAGAGCGCCTCCAGCATGGCAACGGAATCGGGTGCGATGAATGCGTTATAGCCGATCCCCAATACCTTGCCTCCCAGCGCCTTGTTGCGCTTGGAGTCATAGGCTTCCTTCACCATGGCGGCAGTATAAGAATCTGCCAGCAGGCCATGATAAAGACGAGCAGCCTTGGCCATGTTGCCGCCGACAAGCCCCGCGGCTTCGTCGGGATCCTTATAGGAGTCCATGATTTCCTTGGTCATGTAGGCCAGGTTCATGGCGTCCACGATCGTTCCTCCGACCAGGGTCTGGAGCTGCTGATAGGGCATGTCCTTACGGCGGGGTGCATGCTCCTCAACGCAGACGCGAACCTCATGGCCATTCTCCTCGAAGGATTCCTGATACTGCTGGAAGCTTCTGTACTGAGCGGTCATCTTGAAACAGGATTCGGTAAGGATCAGGTCGATTTCGCGAAGGTCGACCTCATTGCCCCAGCAATCCTTGATGACGGTGCTGAGGTCGTTTTCCTCGGCATAACCGATGAAGTCGATCGGCACAGCCAGAGCCTTGACCCAGGGTGCGCGCAGCGTGCTGCACTTGCCGCCCGTCAGTTCGGGACGGATATAGGCAGCGCCATCGAAGGCGTTGATGCGGACGGTGTGAGCATCCACCTCGGTGACCTTGGCGCCTTCGACGAAGTTTACCTTATCAGTGACTTCGACGTAGGTGTCGGGCACAACGCAAACACGGCGCATGTCAAGCTTGCAGCCGTAGACCTGCTCGAAGGTACGGGTGCTGGACATCAGCAGACCGATATAGGCGGCAAACTTGTTCACAGCGATGTTCAGCTCGCTGGTCTTCAGGCCGCACATGGCCCACTTTCCGATCTGGGCGTAAAGATCCTTGCGAATCCATACGGAGCTGCCCTTACGGATGTCGCTGCTGCCGGCAAAGAAAGGCACATAGGACAGACCGTTCACGGTCAAACCCATTGCGATGATGTTCTCCAGGTGCGCCTGGGATGCGGCACGGACTTCGTCGGAAAGTTCCATTTCCAGCGCGGACGCGACCTTGATGATGCCGTCTTCGGCACAGCCGAGGGACTCGAGCTTCTCCATCATGGCAGAGGAGAACAGGACGACTTCGGTCAGGGACTTGGTGACGACGGAGTAGTTGTGAATGCTGAGCATGCTCTTGGTTGCGGCATGAGTCACAGGGGACGGCTGGGAGAAGCGTTCGCCCTCCTCATGCGCTTCAAAACAACGGTCGATCTTGCAGTGCTCAGGGCGAGCATTTGCACGCATGCTGCGAAGCTCCGTCTGCTCATCATCCGTCTTGGTCTTCCACCATGCCTCAATCACAGAGAAAGCAGAGGCAGCGTCGAGCCAACCTTTATTGTCATCGTTTTCACGGTTCCACACTTCAACCAGCCCTTTATCGCCGCCATAGGAATACTTATGGGAAACGGCACTGACAACGCAGGCGTCTTCAGTAGCAGGACATCCGATGAAAGTTCTGAGATCCTGTACCCAGACGTTGGCATCGTTCCGGGTCATCTGACAGACGGTAGAGAAAGCGAAAGGAATGTCAGCATCCTTCAGAAGGTCGGCAAGTTCGAACAGGGAGCGGGGCAGGTTGCGCAGAGTAGCTTCCTTGGTGATCAGATCGATGTACTTCATGGTGTTACCTCCAATTAATTGTGCGACTTTTGTCGCAAGTGTTGACGCATAGGGCGCGTCGTGTTACAATGGGCGTGGAAGTTAAAGATGGGGAGCCCACAAGGCAAACACTTCCACTCGGCCGACATGTTGCACCATGTCGGCTTTTCGTTTGCCATTGCTTCAGGGCTCAGACTAGGACAAGGGCATCACCTCCTTTCTTGTTCAGGGAGCGTCATTGAGTAAGATGGCGAGCTCAGCCACCTTGAGATTGCTGCGTGAAGAACGCAGCCCATGCAGAACTCCGCTGCATGACTGACGGGAACATATCGCATGCTCCCTTATGGGCACGACCGAAGCCGTGCCCAACAGGGAACAGGTGAATTAAAACGGGATATCGCCGAACACTTTGGTACGATGTTTCAGAACAAGACGCGGCTCTCCATGTACACGAGCTCGTAGTTTCAAGACGTGTGCATCAAATTCTTCGTTGTAACCCGATTTATCTAATACGTCCAGGATCTGCTCATACGCGGCTTGTGCTGCATCAAATGCGGCTTGTGCCTTTTTGTTTTTGAATAGGTCTGCGTCCCCGGTGTAATGCTTGTTGCGGATGACAACATATCCGTTCCACCAACATTCGGTAACAGGAACTGTTTCCGCCAAAGATGGCAATGAACGATCGTCTGTCAACACAATGATGCCAAATAGATTGATCTCTCTGATCATGACAAACTCCTTTCTTCTTGACAAAAGACTTGACAAGTGCTACACTTAAGTGGAACACTGGGTGTAGTGTTTATGCCACTACCTTGCCGTAGGCGAAGAACTCTGCAGTGTTCTTTTCGCTGTTCACGATCTTGACGGCCGTAAACTGTCGGTAGCTGAGAGTCCGTGCCTCGTAGCGCGCCTGAGCTTCCGTCCAGGCATATCGGGCCCAATGGAACTGATCATCGTCGAGCAGGACATACACGTCCCAATCGGCAACAGTTCCGCCCTTGCCATACCGGTCAGTAAACCGGCATGCAGGATCGTCAACGGTCTTCATAGGGAGAAGACCAACAACAGTGAAATCTTTCATGTGCCGCATGAAAGAACCTCCTTTTGAGTCGCTGTTCCAGCAGCGGCTCTTTTTTATTTGAGTGACAAGCACTCATGTCAACTTTTGATTTCTCAAAGGTTGACACGAAGGCTTGTTCATGGTAAAGTAAAAGGGCAGAGGAGTTGCCGCTCCCCTGCCCTGAGCAGTTATTCGGAGATATACTCCAGGTACTCTTGCTCGGTAGCAAAAGTCATCCAGCGCTGCTCACGTTGGACGTATCCCTTCCATCCATAGGGGACGGGATACCCTTTGGGTTCTTGCGTCATCATCGCAAGATCTCTCCTTTCTGAGTCGCTGTTGCTGCAGCGGCTCTTTTATTTGAGCACAAAGGCTCATGTCAATCTCCTCATGTTTCAGAGACTGATATGAATCTTTGTTGACAGTCAATTTTCACTGATGTATAATTGAAATGGGAGACCGACGTTGCCGCGCCGATCTCCCGTAGAGGTGGATTAGCCATAAGGATGCAAGAACGCCCACACGAGCATTGCTGCGAATCCTGCCAGTATTGCTGCGTTCAACAGCAGTGCAAGGAAGGGATGCTCGTCTTGCAGCCATCCGATGAAGTCCCAGTTGTACTGATGCTTCAGTCGCTGGTTGCTGGTCATGCGGTTGTGTTCTTGGATTTCCTTCATGGTACGGAGCTTGCTGTTCTTCATGGGTTAATCCTCCTTGTTTCGGCACTCGATGTCACAAGCGTCGGGTGCTCTTTTATTTGCGGAATTTACGCTGAAAAAGTTTTTCGTTTCCGTAAATACCCAGTATATGTTTCTTCCCCACTCTTTTTCTGTACGCATTCGAAAAACAACGTAATGGAAAGAAAAACTTTCCGCCACCCCAAATTAAAGGAGAAGATGAACATGACTAATGAAATGACCAACGCCACTACCCGCCCTGAGCGCCTGCCCAATAAGGCCTTTGACTCCGAGTATATGACCGAATGGAGCCGCGAGGTTCGCTATCTCGCAGAGCGTGGCATCCGATACACGTTTGTAAAGATTAAGCCTGAGTACGGAATCCGCCAGTACAAGTACCGCAAGTCCCCTGAGCTTTTTGCTGCGTAGCTGGACTTCTACACCGAGGTTGATCGCGAACGTGCGTATAAGCGTATGGAGCGCACAATCAACGACTCCACCACCCTGCCTGACTGGACTGCAGAGGCGGTCATCGTTACTGCCAAGGACCTAAATGAACTGTTCACGGGATGTGACGCAGATGGCGAATGTGACTGAGTCAAAATCCCGCAAAGCGACCCCTGCGAATAAGCAAACCAAACTATGTCTGCATTGCGGCCGGGTTAAGCCTCTTACTGACTATTACAGCAATCGAGATTGGGAAGAGCAGCTTGGCAAGGACATCTGGTGCAAGGACTGTGTAAACCGTTGCACTACAAAGGACGAGATGCGCGAATATTTCTGGGAAAACCACCGCGCTTGGGATGAGCGCATCTGGGATGCTGCAAATAAAAAAGCAGCCTCCTTGGCCGCCAACAATGTGACTTACCAGAAGACCACCGAAGAAAGACGCAAACTCATTATTGAGCGGTTGACCTGCCAACAGATCCCGTGCTTGATGCAGACCCGGTATCAATACATTGATCCTACCAAGGATGGCACCGCTCTATCCTATGCAGAAGCAAAGGAAAACGGAGAAATCATCGAAGAAGCAGATCCCAACGTCAAAGTGTATTCAGAGGAGTTCAATGGCTACTTCAAGCCCGCCGAACTCCGTTACCTGGAAACTTATTACCAGAGCCTTGAAAACGACTTTGACCTTGACACGGAAAACCTTCGCGACTATGCTCGTAAACTTTCAAAGGCTTCCTTGTTAGCAGACAAAGCTCAAGACGACTATGCTGCCGGGCGATGTGACTTCTCTGTAGTCAAAGATGCCTTGGCTCAGTTCGACATGCTCTCGAAGTCTGCAAACTTCGCAGCTTGCAAACGCAAGCCAGGAGACAACGGGGGCATGGGATCCTGGGCAGAACTAACTTATAAACTTGAAACTTCCGGCCATCCATGTACTCGCAAGATTGCATGGGAGCTTGACGATGTTGACCGCACTATCGCTGAGTTCCGCTACATTGTAGAATCCCTCGGCTTGGACACGATGTAACGAGGTGAGCATATGGCTACGATTCGTCCCGGCGTCGTCACAAACCTCGACTTGGCTGAGGAACAGGTAATTTTCTACCGTAGCCATCTCGACATCTTCATCGAAGACGCCTTTTACCCCATCAAGTAGACTCGCGATCAGCATGTAATCGCCAGAGCCTTCGGCAATGGAGACGACATCAAGATCGTTCAATCCCGCGGCTCGGGAAAAACGTGGTAGACGGCTATTTGCTGCCACGCGATCTGCTGCCTGTACCCAGGCACGATCGTTGCTGTCTGCTCTGGCACGGCCGCACAGGCAACCTTGGTTTTGCAGAAGCTGAAAATGATAGCCGATCAAAATCCCAACGTTGCCAATGAGCTTACCACCGGCGGTGCTCGCACCTTAGTGCAGCTCCAAAAAGATAAAGGAAAGTGCATATACAAAAACGGATCTATGATCGAGTCTTTTGCCATCACGGCTATGCGCGGACTTCGCGCAAAGATCGTCGTGATCGACGAGTGCCCTGAGGTAAATCAGGAAGATCAGGATGCCATCGTCTCCCCTATCAAGAACTATCGCCGCGAAATGTCTTTTAACTACGGGTTCCAGGACTATGCGTCTAAGACCGTCAACATTACTTCTGCATGCGAAAAGTCAAACTCGTTTTATAACGAATTCCTGAGAGTCACGAAAGATATGGCTCGCGGCATTCCTGGATCTTTCGCTTGTGCGCTGGACTATCGAGCCGCGGCCGCCAATGGCATCACGGAAATGTCGTTCTTCGAAAAAGAGCGCGAACGCATGCCAGCCCTTGTGTTTGACATGGAGTACGGCTCAAAGTTCGTTGGCGCCAACTCTAACTCGGCTTTCCCGTATGAGCTGACGCTATCATGCCGAACGCTGGACAAGATCGAGCTTGAGCAACCGAAGAATTCAAAGTCTCGCTACGTGCTGTCATAGGACATCGCTACTTCGGAAGCCAAAGATGCTGACAACAGCATTATCTCTATCATCAAGTTCACAGAACGAGCAGACGGTTCTTTTGCAAAGAAACTTGTCTACATGCGGTCCTTCCATGGTAAAGGACTCGACGTGCTTGCCGAAGAAATTCGCAAGCTCTTTCATATCAAGTTTCCTAATGCTGAAAAAATTGTGTACGACGCCCGCGGCCTTGGTGACAGTCTTGACCGTTTCTTTGATAAGGAATGGGTAGACCCCGTAACTGGCAAAGAGTTTCCTCCGCTGGTTGTAGATGATGTGCCTAATCGCAATTCCGCGGCTATCCCTGCATTGCACCCCTTCCGCGCCGTTAACTCACTGAACCAGCGTATCTACACGAACCTTCGCGTCGCACTGGAGAAGAGAACGATTGAGCTGCCCACGACAAGCCGTGTCATCCAATCCAAGCAAGCCGAGATAGAAGACGCTGCTAAACGGATGTCCGTATATGAACTTGCGGTCTTCCTCGAGGCTGATGCGTTACAATTCGAAATGGGCAACATTATCTCGAAGGTTGGTGCAAGCGGCAATGTCTTATACGACACAGCCCGCGTCAATCAACACAAGGACCGATACTCCAGTCTCGCCATGGGTAACGACTATATCTGCGAGTTGGAGAAGGACAATATGAAAAAATATAAGCGTGGCCCCGTGTGCATCGGAGTTGCGTCTAACTTCTAATCAACTGGAAAGGAGGTCGAAGCCTCATGGGACTTATTGACAGTATCCGACGTTATTTTGCCGGCGTTGTACAGGAAGCTGACCGGACAGACGAGATGATTCGATCTTCTGCCCGGAAGATCGATGCACCTACTGTTGTTGTGGGAGCTTCCAATCTGCAAGATGAAAAGCAGATTCAATCTTTTAACAACAGTAACATCACCTTCAACGGCAACTTGTCCGGCTATGACTACAACGGTATTCTGCGAGATAAGCAGAACAGCATGGTTGACTTGTATAAACTCGCCGACTATTACACCGATGTAGACCCGATTGTGCACGGCATCATCAAGCATGTCTACGTGCCGTATTCTTTCTCTCCGTGGATTCTTACTGGCGCCCGTGAAAAGACTTGTAAGCTATATGAGGAGCATTATAAGAAGATGCGGCTCAAAGACAAGATCGAAGGTATCTTCCTGGAGTATTGGAAATACGGCAACGTGTATATCTACATCCATAAGGGACAGTAGATCACACTCCCCGTTCACAAGTGCAGGATCGGCAACATTGCGCTGAACGGCAAACCGTTGGTAGACTTTGACTGCTCGTCCATTTTGAATGAGTGGCGTGCAAAGAATTACACCATTCAAGAGAACTGGATCGAAGACAACAATCTTCAGTCTTACTTCCAAGGCTATCCCGAAGAAGTTGTGCAGGCTATCAATAAGGGTTTGCAATACGCACAGCTCAACCCTGACAACTGCTTTCCTTTCCAGGCACCAAAGGAAAGCTGGCAGCGCTATGCTATTCCATTTATCGCATCTTGCCTCGGAGCTCTGTCCAAGAAGGAGCTTATTTCTACCTATGAAGATGCGGTTTTGAATTTGGGCATCCGGTCTTTCGTGCACGTTACGTACGGAGACGAAAAGCAAGGCGCCGACATTCTGCCAGGTGCAGCTGAGTTATCTCAAGTCCGCAATTTGTTTCAGAAGGGCATGAGCGGCTTTCCTCTCGTAGTCACCAATCATCTTGCCAAGGCGAATGTTGTTCAGCCCAAGCTGGACGACTTGTTTCAATGGGACAAGTACAAGGACGTTAACAACGATATTCTATCTTCCGGCGGCATTAGCGGCATTCTGGTTTCCGGCGTATCGGAGGACGGATCTACATTCGCCTCAGCTCAGGTATCTATGAATACTGCGGCTGCGCGCATCGATACTGCACGCGACGAATTCTGTGATCTAATGACCCTCGTCAACGAACGTCTGCGCGAAGATATTGCTGGCGTCTACAACTTGAAAGAGATTCCTACCTTCTCGTTCAAGCCACTTGACATGGCTGGCAAGAAAGCACTCCGCGAAGCCTGTGTGGCCTAGTGGGAAAAGGGACTTGTTTCTACGAAGACCATGCTTGAAACTCAAGGTTACAGCATGGAACTGGAGCGCTCACGCAGAGAACAGGAAAACACCGACGGTACAAACAAGATTCTTGTGTCTCGCGATGCAGCGCCTGTTGAGTCCGATGGTTCCGGAAAAGTCGGACGTCCTGAAATGAACGACGATGAACGAACCTCTGATCCTGACGCCGCTCAGCGCGGCAAACAGCCTAAGCCTTCTAACGAAGGCGGCAGCATGGGAGACGACGGAATGTAACACGGTCGTCACCGGGCGACGTAAAATAAGTCGGTTGCATATGTTTATGGTGAACTGAAACCTGGGCGTTCCGCGGCCCTGATTGCGGACGTTATCTTCAGCATGGGCTTCGTCCCATGCTCTTTTTGATAAGCGGCGGGTTTCCGCTTCTTATATATCTGTGCAGCACGTCCGTTGCTCTCCTACCCTCGGATGTGTGAAACAAGAAGGAGAATGCGATATGCAAAACGTAGTCAAAACGTTTATCGCGTCTGCCTCCGAGCTGCAATCTTCTGATCTCTATATGACGGTCAAGGCCACGTAGTTTACGGTCCCCAGCGCTAACCTGAATGGGGTACGCTGCACTGCAGGCTTCATGGACGAGATCGTTGAGCATCAGGACAAGTACATCGGCCTGCCACTGTGCGCAGATACAGTAAATTAGGTGAGCGGTCGATATTCAAAGCTGGGCCATTGCTACAACCCGAAAACCGGCACGTATTCTTCTTCGATCATCGGTTCCTTTTATCGATTCGAGAAAGAGGAGCTGGAGAATGGAGAAGTGGCCCTGGTTGGCTATGCACGAGTCATGAAACGTAATAAGCGCGTATGTAAAGCAATCGGCGAACTTTTCGCCGAAGGAGCTCTGAAATTCTCATTTGAGATTTCCTGCGGCACTTACGAAACGCTTGACGACGACACAATCTTGATCGACGCTGCGGAGAACAACTTTATCGAAGGCATGTGTATTGTGTCTTTCCCGGCATGTCCCGAGGCTGTGGCACTTGAACTCGTTGCAGAAATCAATGGCATTAGAAAGGAGGCAGATGAAATGATTGACGTAATCGAATCTGCTGAGGTTGTCGCCGAGGTGGAGGCTCATGAGCCTGAAGCCGTCGAGGTAACCGAAAATCCTGTTGAATCCGGCGAACCCGAAGTCGTGGTTGTCGAAGTCGCAGAAGACTCCGTTGAACCCGAAGTTATGGTTGCGGAGGTGGAGCCTGATAACGCTCCTGCCGAAGAGTCTGTTGTTGCAGAGTCTGAAGCGCAAAACGCAGAGGTGCGTGTAAGCACCAACACGTATACTCGTGAGACTACCGAGGTTTATGACGACAAGACTGGAACGTCTGTAGTCGAGTCTACGACTCACGAAATTTATACCCATGAACGGGTACCAGAGGTCACTTTGGAGATCCAAATCGGAGAAGAAGTGACTGCAGAAGAGGAGATCTCTGAGCCTGCGCCTGCGATTGAGGCGTCTGCACAGAATGACACCTCTTCTGAAGTGATCGCTGAACTGCAGCGTGCAATTGAAACGCTGCGTCAGGAGATCGCCGACATGCGTGCTGAACGCATCGTTGCCGAGGCTGAAAAGCCTGACACTTCCGCAGATATCAATCCCTTTGTCGCGGAGATTGCTGCGCCTGTGAAATACTCTTTGCTGGAAAGCGAGAGGCCTTCTAGCCACGCTTATTCTCTACTGGAGAAAGCGTAATCAATTAAAAATTATGAGGTGATATACATGGCTGGTTACATGACTAAGCTCCAGGGCTACCTATACGAGGGTGAGCTCGCTAATGGCCACACCGATGGCGTCGAGAACGGCGTGCTAATGGTGTAGGGCACCGGCGCGGACGCTGGCAAGCTGATGCTGCCCGCTGCTGACGCAAATACCAAGCTGCTGTGCAAGGAAGTTACTGACATCTATGATGGCGTTATCGCCTATCGCTTTGTCGTTAACGCTCTGGCTGGCAATTACTACTTTGTTGAGAACGGCTTCGAGTACGATCCCAACATGGTATACGATCTAACCACTTACAAGACTGCCGTTGGCAAGCTGCTGCGCGCCCACCCCATCCAGGTTGGCGAGGAATTTGTCACCAATATGGTGACTGGTGCCCCCGTCGCTGGCACTGAGTATGGCGTTCAGGCTGACGGCACCATCGGTTAATGAAAGGAAGAGGTGCATTACAATGGCTGATATTAAAGTGAATCGAGACAGCAAGCTCATCAAGGTGCTGGCTGCTCAGGCCCGTCGTGAGGCCGTGGATCCCGCTTCCGCCGAGGAAGCCGCTCAGATCATTGCCGAGTAGGCTGAAGACATGACCCCCCAGAACCGTCACATGATCGCGCAGACCATCGCTTATACCATCGATGAGCTGCAGAAAGGCGAGCTGGATTTCCTGGGCCGCGTTGCCGACATCAAGAACATCGGCTACGGTGATAAGGCTGCTTTCAACGTGAAGCTGGGTAACATCAAGGCCTACATCCAGGCCAAGGGTTCTACCACTGCGCGTTCCATGGTCGCTGGCAAGCAGATCACCCTGGATACTCAGGAGATTTCTGCTCGTCCCGCGATCAACATCGTGGACCTGCGCACTGGCCGCGTGAACATGGCTGATCTGATCCGTGAGGCTAATTACGAAATTACCAATAAGAAGCTGGCTATGATCGAGAAGGTTCTGCATGATGCGATCGACGACTTCGGCGATCCCTTCTATGCTACCGGCAACGGCGTTGAAAAGAATACGCTGGATTCTCAGCTGAATTATTTCCGTCGTCTGGGCCCCGTGTCCGTGGTCGGCGATCTGGCTGCTGTTTCTCAGCTGGCTCCTCTGGCCGGTATGGCTATGAGCGCCGGCACCAATCAGTTCTCTAACGAGATGATCAACGAGCAGAACGCCAATGGCTTCATCGGCCGCTACAATGGCTGCGACGTGGTCGCCATGAACAATGCCTACGAAGGCGGCGCCACCACCCCCATCCTGGCTGCTGACTGGCTGTACCTGATCCCCTCCAGCATGTCCGCTGATGCCCGCAACCTAAAGGTTGTAAACGAGGGCCCTGTGACTGCTTTCGAGTCTCAGAACATTGACGATCTGACTTTCGAAGTCCGTCTGGATCAGTGGTTCGGTGCTGCTTTTTGCTCCGGCAAACTGCCCACCATCGGCTGCTACAAGATCAACTAATAGATCTTGTGTTTTGTTTCGGAGACGGGAGAGTTTTGGCTCTCCCGTTCTCCGGTTATCATCAAAAGGAAATGAGGAAATAAGGTATGTTGACTGAAAAGTATTATCGTGTATGGAATCGATGCAAACACATAATTGGCGTTCAACTTTAGAACGGGCGCACGATGATGATCCGCCCTGGCAGCTTTCAGCTGATGAGCATGGCTGATATTCAATATGTGGAGAGCATTTGCCGTACTATTCGCTATTTTTCATCTAAGATGCTGGTGCCTACTGATGAGAAAGGCAACGATCTGGATCTAAATGAACTGGGTGTAACATCCTATTCAGATGTTCCAGCCCACATGAATGACGATGAAATCTCTGCTATGCTAAAGAAACCTGTAAAGCAGATTGAAGCATGGCTTGAAAATATGGAAGACCCCGCAGAACTTCATGCTGTTTATCTGAAGGCTAAGGAGATGGATCTCTCTGCCGCTAAGCTGAAGATTCTAAGCGCGAAAATGCCGTCCAAGGATTTCCTGGGCGAGTAATAATTTAGGGAGGTGCGAAACATGAGTACATCTATCACAGCATTGGCTGGAGAGTTGATGGATATCACTCGTTGGCAAAAGACTCCTGAGGCCATTCTACCTGAACAGTACGAGCTGATGATCGTAAAAGCCATCAAGCGTCTCTTGATCGATACCGGCCGCGCCTCCACCTACCAAGACTCTTTGATCCGGCAGGAAGTGGACGCAACAACTCAGGAAGCAACGACTTGGTTCGATATGAATTTTCTAATTGACGAAGAGGCGTATATTCTGATCTGTGCGCAGATCGAATTCTTCCGTAAGGTGCAGAGCGACGTTAACAACATCGTTGGCTACACCACGGACGCATTGACCGTTACAAATGCCGACAAGCCGTATGCAAACTTGAAGGACACGCTTGGTCAACTTGAGCAGGATCGTAGAATCACATACTACAAGATGGTTCGTTATTGTCTGTAAAAACCATCTAGAAAAGGCAGTAAGGTGAATGAGCATGAATGATTTTACAGTCAAGGTTGCATACCGGAGCAAGGATATGACCGACACCCGGGAGTGGACCTATGATTTCAAGCAGTATACTGAGATGATGAAGCGTGAGCTAATGCGAATCATCATGGAAGTAGAGGACACAATTTACCATCTTCAAGGAAGCCGCTCAAAAGAAGAGTGGGATACCGAAACGATGGAACACTTTCAAAAGATCCGGCATAAATAGCTGGATCAAGCCAACGCAATTGAGCGTTTACCGCAAAGCTTGCATTATAAAGGTGTAAGCTGTGCGAACATTACTGTCAGCGAGATACTGGCTAACATTATTGATTCAACAAAATAAGCACGCCAGAAAGGAGCCGGAGCTATGCCCAAGCCTTATCTTCCAGAACCGACATCAAAACGGTTCTTCATACCTCGGACACTGGCGTCCGACTTCACAGAATTTCTGGACTATGACATCCCGAACACGGTGATGGATTTCGAACTACTGCCGAACTGGTTTGCCAAGCAAAAGGACGACTATGTGCCTCATACCATTCGGATGGAAATCTATCCCGATGCATCGAAGAGCCGCTACACAAACACAGACAACTTCATGAACGTAAGAGCTGCTGTGGATTCCGGCATCAAAAAAGGAGACATGGTTGTTGCTCCTGATGGCACGGTCTTCGTTCTCGATTGGGACGTTGCGTTACAAAGTAACAATGCGCCCTCTCGAGCCTTACGCTGCAACATGCTGCTTTCTATGATGCGCTATCACGAGGAAGAAACAGATCCGATGGGATATCTTATCGCCGAAGAGGGATATACCCCCCTATTCGACAACTTGCCCGTCAACGTTTATCGTTATGACGGCAGACCGGAATTCAGCGCAATATCAGGCACTCCTGGCGTTGCACCTGATGCCTTGACGATTGTGACATGCCAGTACAACGAACTCACCAAGGAAATCAGGACCGATGACAAGTTCATTTGGGCCGGCGAGACATATGTGGTAATCGATACAAACTATTCTGGCGTTCATTATTTGCGTGAAGCCGGCGTGATCGTTCTGCAGTGTAAGAAAGTCGCAGGCGGGCTAAAGCTGATCGACGGTCAGAGGTATCCGACTCAAGACCCTGGAGGCGCTAATCCATGAGCATGATCGGTACAGCAGCTATCATTAATCTGATTGCTCAACGCGCTAAGAACTATGAGTCAATGGCACGCAACTTTGCGCAATCGCGTTTCTTGCTGGCCAGCATTGAATACGGACAAAACGAGGCCGAGACTGAAGCACTTCAAAAGATTGCAGCTGGCATTCAGTGCAAGATCGTTGCCACTGACACCGGTGTGTCTCTAGACATTGACTTCGATAACAATGATTCAGGAAACTATCTAGAAATCATTGAAGAGGGCATGCTTGCTCCTTTGGCTGGCGGCTCTGGCGGCTTCGCACACAATCCCGATGGATCTGTGTACAGGAGTAATTATCCGGAGCATCTCTGGGGTACGCCTCTTGAAGACTTGTCAAAGCCAGGCTCAGATACACTGGACGAAGTTCGTAAGATGCTGTCTCAATAGTTTGCAGACGAGGTCCGCGCCATCGTAGCGGATAGCAAAAAAGACATTGCTGCAATTGCCAAGCAAGGGATTGTAGACGAACTGAATTCTATGTTACGAAAATGAGGTGAGTAAGTTGCAGACGCTGCAATGGGTTGACGGATGGAACAAGATTCTGCGAGAAGTCATCTTCGCAGACGAAGAACTGAAAACCCTGATGAAGCTACCAGATGATATTGACATCATCACATTCATCGACAAGTATTTCATCCGTGCAGGATATACAAACAAAGTGTTGGAAGACGAGCACGTTCGAATTATTTATGCGGACTTGCAAGGCTCTGACACTCAAGTACCGAACGTCATGAGGAAGATGATGACGTTTGACATCTATGTCAAAACCGAAGACCTTCATAATGTCGGTAACGACCGTTAGGTTATGAGGCATCAACTGATTGCCAATCGCCTATTGAGTATTTTAACCGACGAACGCTATGTCGCAGACACCGGCTACCGTTTCTGGATTGCTGGAGACTGGGACCAAGGCACCAAGACAGTCGGATATGGCCGCTACACCTTGGCGCTGTATTATATGAAGGTTTACTGATTTTACGGGTGCCGTTGCATAGAGCAATGGAGAACGGCAACGAGCAGCGTGAGGGCACCTGCTCTTATCTGATATTGAACCGAATCGTTTGTAGGAGGACGTGTAGGTATCGATATAAATTACAAGAAAGAAGTTGATTTTATGGCCACTTATGTTGAGTCCTTCGGCGGCTATATTGCTGACGTTCCGAAACTCTGGTTTAAGCGCTGCGACGGTCGCGTGTTCCATTTCGACGAGTAGACCCAGGCGTCCGTGACTCCCACCATTAACACCATCGACATTAATGCCGGCTGGTCTCTGTTCCCCGTGGCCCAGCTGCCCGGTACCTCTACTTTCGAGATGTCCTGCACCTCTGGTAAGTTCGAGGCCGACCTGTTCCTGATGACCAACAAGAAGAACAAGTTCGAGACTAATACCGAGTATCTGGCTCCTTGGACCGAACACATCACGCTGGCTGATGGTGCTACTACCTTCGCGCTGGCTAAGGAAGTTGCTCGCGACGAGAACGACGTTGCTCTGATCAGCATCGCCGGCCTGGAACTGGGCACTAGCGCTGCCGCTCTGGCTTCCGGTCAGTTCTTCGTCGATGCTGCCGACAACAAGACCGTAACTTTTGTTGCTGACGATCTGGGCGAGAAGGTTACTGTTAACTACTTCTACAAGGAGACCGCTGAGGAGATTAACATCGACAACAAGGCTGCTGCTATCGGCGAAGCCATCCTGATGTATCCTGTCTACGGCTCCGGCGAGGACTGCACCGCTGCTGCTGTGAAGGGCCACGTGTACCTGAAGGTGTACCGCGCTCGTGTTACCGGTCAGCCTGGTCTGGACGGTTCCTACAAGACCGCCTCTACTTATCAGTTCACCCTGTCTGCCCTGGATCCCAAGCGCCCTGACGATGCTGTTTACTCCATCGCCTACGTGCCCACTCCTGAGGTCTGAGACGCGGGTAAAAATCCGATAGTACTGATTGACGAATTTGGCTTCATTTTGATGGACGAATTCGGCAATATACTAGTGCCTTAAGGTCGGGTGTCTGATCAATAGGTCGGACGTTACGCCGACCTGCAAGGGCAGCGACTTGTAAAACCGCTGCAATACGAGAGTAATGCTCGTACTCATTACAAAGTTTCTTGTTTAAGGGTTATGATATAAGGTTGTAGCAAGAGACGCGTGTGACGCGCACGGGGATGCTGCAACGATTTGTTGTGGCGTCCCCTTTTTTATCGATATTCTTATAAGGCGAAAGGAAGAAAGGCTATATGACTGAGACTACTGCGGCTAAAGCCGTGCCAGCGCCCAGCGCTGTTGAGAAGAAGACGCCTGCTGCGTCTCGTAAGAAAAAAGAAGTTCCGGCTCCTACTGAATAGAACAAGGAGCTTCCGAAGATTGAGCATGAGGAAAACTGCATTGTCTTGGGAGGCCAGAAGATTGAAATCAAGGCAACCAAGCTCAAGTATTTCCGTAACCGCACCGCGTCAATTTACAGCGCATAGAAGCTTGTTCCTTAGAATGAGTTTCTTGCCTATGACAAGGGTGTATTTGATCCTGAACGCGATTCCGACCAAATCTTGTTTGATTTCCTGATTGCAGTGTTTGACGACGGTCGTCTGGTGAAAACGCATTATGACAACATGACTGCAGAAGATATCGAAAAGATTCTGGAGATCTTTGGTCGGGTTAACCATATTGACGAAAAAGAAGAAGCAGCACGAAAAAACCGACAAGCCCAGGCGACGCCTTAACGCTGGATGAAGCTGCAGCAGCCGTGGCTGCTCACCTGGGAGAAGTAGACGAAAATAAAATCAATAATATGACATACTTGTGGTTCAACCTGGTGCTTGAAGCGCTCGGCAAACGATAGAATTATGAGTCTGTCTCTAATCTGTATGGCAACAGCTTTGCCAAGGATGCGGGGAAACACATCCAAGCAGCTAACCCGCTCGTAAAAAACGGAGGACATATCGACAGTGGCGTCATGGGACTGATGGGCCAGATCAAGGTAATTAAGCCTGCCAAGAAATCCGACACTGCTGCAACCCAGAAGGCTCTTGAATCTCAGCTTGGAGATGTCTCGTGGGCCGATGGTTTGTTCCCGACTTAATATACTAACAATGTACGAGGTGATCTATATGAAGATTTAGAATAATGATGCTTATGCTAACTACAACCACATGCTTCGTGGTTATGACGCTAAGTCAATTGCGCGTGGGTTCAACGCACATGAAAACAATCTGTTTGTTCGCGGAGCCATCGGTTTGGCGTCTTTGAAAATCGACAACCCCTTCCCTCTTGATTCTCAGGCTGCGTTTCTCTTTGCAAAGATGCATCGTTGCTACAGCATTTGGCAAAGCAATGGCATCGATAGCCGCGTAAATCGTCTGCGTATGTTCCGGGCTGCTGCAGAGCTGGCTTCCATGCAGCTTGAAAATCCTTTTGATTATCAGATTGAGCCCGTACTCGAGCCTTCCGACGAGCATGTTTCTCTTGAGGCTTAGGCAGAAGCCGAAATCAAGAAGTCGATTGCCGAAGATATGGAAAGTGGAACGTATATCCCTGCTAAGGCGATTCGTCATATTTTCGGAGTGCTGCCTACCAAGAAGAATTCGGAGGTAGAATAATATGTTGTACAGCCAGTTTATGCATGAAGTTATGAATCTGGTCATCATTGATGACGATGAATCCAGCGGATACTCTTATTAGGATCCTCATTATCGAGTATTGATAGCTGATGCCGGGCTGGATCCTGCTTGCGTTACAGATCATCCTTTAGACTGGGCTTATGTGACGGAAGTTCTCAAGCTCGAAGTAGAACGCCGCAACAAGATCACCGACAAAGGCCGATTCGTTTCTGATTGGCTGTTCGATGTAATTACTGCAACCATAAATCCTACAATGGTTGCGGAAGAAAGCGATTTGATGAAGAACATGATGGAGTATATGAAATTGAACCATGAGCTCAAAGAGCGTGAGGCTGAGGTTGAGCGTAAAGAAGAAATTCAGGAGAAGAAGAGCAATATTGTAGAGATGATGCCTGGGATCAACTTCTCCAAGCGTGGCGCCAAATAAACACACAGCTCCACACTTGTATACGGAGTTTGTTTTGTTCGAGTCGACGCATTTCTCAGCAGGTGACATACAGAAACCTGCTCGAAATACGTATCGCCTTCCGGTCTGCACTATGCTATAATGGGGCTGAATATATATCTATCATTGATCGGAATGTCAACGGGAGTCGATTCTCATCGACTCCCCGGTTTCTTTTTCTTGAAAAACCTACTTTCATATGATATACTGTACGCGGAGGTGTATGACATGGAAAATGTTGTCGATGTTGCTAGAGTAATCTACTCAGAATATCAACGAATCTCCGGCGAGGCTATCGATGAACTGAAGTTGCATAAGCTTTTGTATTTTGCTCAACGTGAATCGTTGGCTATTGTCAATAAGCCGTTGTTTTTCGGAGCGTTGCACGGATGGAAATACGGACCTGTTTCTCACGAGGTTCGGACCGCCTGGATTGCAGGTACCATTACAGCGCCAGCTTCCATTTCTTCGGACAGTATGTATATTATTAAAAATGTAATCTACCAGTACGGTTCTTACACTTCCTGGAAGCTTAGCGAAATGTCGCATCGTGAACTGTCGTGGAAAGCCGCTCGCGCGGGTCTTGCTGCTGAAGAAAACGGTGATTGCGTTATGTCTATTGAGAACATTCGTCGTGATGCCGAAAAGGTTCGCCCTTACGACCATTTGTGGGACATGTATTACGATGAGTTTGATGATCTGGAGGATAATACTCCGTGATTGGAAAGCTTTGTACGATTAAAACTCCTTATTATGACACTACGACAAAGGCCATGTCTTTCAAGGCTCGTCCTGCGCTAGTGATAGGCAAAGCAGACACCAACGAGTTCGTGATTCTTCCGGTTTCTAGCGTTACCGACAGAAGCAAACTTGACCCTAGTTACGATATTAAAATCGGACCTTTATCTCAACCTTTATTGAATTTAGCGCATGAATGCTATGTTCGGACGCATAAACAGACTGTAGCCCATAGTGCTTCTGTTGTGAAAACAATTGGAGATATGAAAACAGATTATCCAGATTTGTATGCCGACGTTTTATGCAAGGTTGAAGAGTTTCAAAGTCGGCTTATCGACGAAGCCATATAGAATGATAGAGAGCTGCCAATTCGGCAGCTCTTATTTCATATCTCGGCACTCTTCACAGGATACCCTCTCTCTCTGGCCCACATGAGCCCATAAGAATTAGGATAGACATAGAAGGTCAGTAAAGGATTCTTCTCAGGAGGATCGAAGGAATTATCGGAGATGCCGCGCACGCTCGACGGTATACTTACGCGTTTCAAATGTGAGCATTCCGAAAAAGCATACATGCCTATTTTTCTTAAGCCATTTGGTATAACAAAATATTCAATCTTGGCACCATAAAATGCCGATGTTTGTATGTCTTTTACAAGTGAAGGTATAACAATGCTACATGCGCTGCAGCTTGAAAAAGCTGCATGTGGTATACATTCGGTTGTGCCATCTATTTCTATTTCCTCGATTCTCCACATTCCAGAGAACGCGTATTCGCCAATATACTGAATGTTGTTCATCGAGCTAATCTGTTCGATACCGGAAGTGTCAAAGCAATGAGGCCCAATGATTTTTAGCGAATGCGGTAACAAAACATTATGAATGTTGTCAATTGCTTGAAACACACCTTTGTCCAGAAATTCGATGCCCTCTTCGATGATCAGTTTTTGAATGTGATTGCGGAAGATAGGTTCGCCGTAATCACATGCGAGGTTTTTGAAGGCTGTACGTGCTATCCCCCAAACTGGTTTACCATCGATTTCGCTGGGCACGACCACTGTGTCTTGATAGGTTTGGGGCTGAAATGCTGTGATAACGACGCCTTTCTGCGCGTTGCGATAGATGCAGTCTTCTGAAATCTGCCAGCTTCCGGTGAAATCTGCGAATACCCAATCGTTGGTGTGTGTATAATCTTTATCAATAGCACTCATCAGTCAATCTCTCCTTATGAAATTTACTTATATTATACCATCTTGTTATCAAGGCGTCAATTTATTGCAAGCGACTTGTTGGCTGCTTGCATCAGCTTAACCGAGGTGATTATATGTCTATGACTATTGACCCACAAGTATAGCGAATTTGGAAAGCTATCGTGAATTACCACATCGAGAATTTGCCGATCTGTACATGGCGTCATTTGTGTAATGATCTTGCAGACTCAGATCCTGTAAAAAAACGAGAAAAACTTAACAATAGACTATTGGAAATGGATAAACAAATCGCCGTTATCATTGACTCACTTCCAGCGCAAGAAAAAGACAAAGAACCAGGGGTAATTCTTGCGGATGGAACTTGGTGTCCAAGGTATATGATCAAGTTTATGTTGGAAGACTTATCGCATATCTGGCGCCTTGAAGAATATATATTCGACATTGATCACTTTGGCGAATATCATTATAGAGGGAGACGACATTAAGTGCCTGATTTTATGGGTTAGATTAAATTTCAGCACTCTTCACTGGATACCCATGCTCCCTAGCCCACATAAGGCCATAAGAACCTGGATACACGTAAAGGGTTAACAAAGGATTCTTCTCAGGCGGGTCAAAGGCGTCATCGGCGACGTCGATTAAGCTCTTCGGCAACGTGACAATGAACAGGCTTTCGCACTCACTAAATGCTCGTCTTCCTATGCTACGAACGCCCTCGGGAAAGTGATTGCTCGTATACCTGATTCGCAAAATGCTTCATCTTCGATTGTGACTATGCTCCTCGGAAGCGAAATTGAAGAAAGGCTAGGATGGAGTTTCATATATACCTCGTAATGTCTGGTTATCTGCGCGGCGGTTGTGTTGGTAGCATCGAGTAACACATATAATCGTGATCAACTAACCAACGACAAGCATATGAAAAGCGGTGCACATAGTGGATCGGATTTTTACCTTCTTCGGGAGCATCGAAAGCATCGCGTCCAATTGCCTGAATTGACTCAGGAAGGTAAATAGAGTTCAGTTTTTTGCATTGTTGAAACGCACCTTCTCCAATTGTACGCGCCCCTTTGTTCACGAGAATATGTTCGATTCCTGACCAGGTAAATGCATATGAACGAATTTCCTTGATTGACGGTGGAAGCTCGATCGTAGAAAGATTACTACATCCGCTAAACATGTGACTCCCTACGTACGGAATACCATTTTCAAGAATGCATTCCTTTAGCGCCCAATTACCTTCCATGCAATAGGCCCCAATGTATCGTATGCTACCTGGAAGACAGACTGATTCACAGGTGCACGCTAGTGCTTTTTCGCCTATATACATTAAGCTTTGTGGTAATATAATGTTTTGGATCGCAAAGAAATTCTCGAATAGGTGCCCGCCTATGTATTTAATTCCATCGCTAACGATTATTGTTTGGCAGGTAGTGTTATCTTCGTAGATAGTTTTGAAGACCATGCCCGCGACTGCAATTACTTTTTGGCCGTCCACAATGTTAGGAATAACGATATTGGTCGATTGTTTGACCCTATCTGAACATTTGACAATCACGCAATCATCAGGCGATTCTTGCGCAGCCATTTCTGACAGAACGTCATCCGTGTGGAAGTGTTCGTAATTAATCAGCATTTTCAGGCTTGCATATTTAAAGGGAACAACTTGCCAATCCATGCTTGAACCGCGTACGATACTCATATAAGATCAACTCCGTTTTTTTGATCAATTATAATACAAATATTATTCTCCTGTCAAATCAGAAACAAATTTTCCTTAAAAGGAGGATGTACTCATGAATGAAAAAATCAATATTGAGTTAGAGCTGAGTTCCGGCTCATTTATTGACACAATTTCTACGATGCGAGAAGAGGTCTCCTCTTTTTATGGAGTGATTGAGGACGCCCCAAACGCTACAGCTGCCTTTAATCAAAGCGCCAATCGAATGGCTACAACGCTTGAATCATAGAGGGACAAGACTGAAGCTTATGGTTCTGCCAACACTGCATCTAAACAACGCATTGTCGATCTGATTGACGCCGGAGTCGACGATTTGGATGCATCGATAAAACTATATGGTCAAGACAAGTCGTTTTCGGCAAAGCTAGCCCGTCAATGGTTTGCTGGTTTACCCGCTGAAATACAAAAAGAGTTAGATGCCTTGACTCCAGAAATCAATCGTGCTATTCGGAATGCCGTCAAGCCTGGCGAAGATATTTGGGATGCACACGAAATCACCCGCAAAGTGATGGGCAACTCCGATTTTGCAAGGGTTGTTTCTCGAAAAGCTTCTTTGTCAACGCGCACTGGCTCTGAGCAACTTTCTGCATACATGGATCATCTCGTCCGGCACATTTAGCCTGCGCATAGCTTTGATACATACAAAGATATGCGGTATGGATTTTCTCCCACTGCGAAAGTGTCATCAGATCCTCGCGTGGTCGACATTCTACCTAAGCTTTTCCAAGACGCTTATCTGAACCGCGGCTTCCAGAAGAAGAACCTGAGTGCGTCAGATGCTGCGCTTGTATTGGATAGTGCTCGCCTCGGTCAAATGCGGCAACTAATTACCGGCAATGATGCTGCATTCCGTGCTGCGCAACAAGTAAGTGGATAGCTTCGCCGCTCTCGCGACGGCTTCTATTGCCTGAGCAATAATATTACTCAGGGGCAATTCGAGGACTTCAAAGAATATCTATGGGGGGACTACGTTAATCGTGCTTCCGGTAGGCAATCCTCGAGAATGGATTTTTACGATCAGAATCTATCTTCAGACGATATGCGCAGGTTGGTTAGTCGAGCTTCTGGCGGATCAGCCGGCAACGTGTTAAATGCGCTCAATGCGACGAATGCAATCGATGCGCATGCTGTATGGTCTGACAAAAGACGTCAAAAAGCCGACACAAAACTGAAGTCCATTCCTCGTCGAGAGCTTGAACAATACGAGGTTTCCAAGTTCAGATTCGGAGATTTGGTTGCCGGAAACAATGCTGCTCCTTCAATGATCACTATCTCAGAGAGTATGAATACTCGCGCTCTTGGTTTGTCCGGCAAGCATAACCAGCATACCGATAAGGTAGTAGTTGTTGGGCTAAGCGACTATGATCGCGCTGATGCTAATCAGGTTGCCTATATTGAAAAACTGTTGAGCGGTGAAGAAATTGAATAGCCTGGGACCGGAAAGAAATATATTGCACAAAATATCCATGGAACGGGACGCGATACTGTGCTTCGCATGGTGGAGGTTTCAGCATATCGCGAGGTTGAAGATGCTCATAAGAACTGGGCAATTGCAACTGGTTTTACTGGAGCGAATTACTGGAAAAACTTTGTATCAGCAGAAGAATTGGCCAAGGGTGACCTAAAAGGACTCCGTAAGTATTATGATGCCACGGGCAAAGGATGGTCCCCTGGACATGATATCAGCGGCAATCTTGCTGATAAACAATTCGCCATCGTTGATTTGTCTAAAATGTCCGACGGCGAGCGAACTCGTTTTGCCGATGGATTATCTTGGTTTGGAGCAGGAATCCTCCCTGAAGGATCAATTCAAGCTCGTATAGGTGTAGGCGGTAAGGGTACTGCGCACGATCTCGGCCATCAGGTGATCGACGGCAAAAAAGTTGCCTTCAATACATTGGGTGAGTGGGCAGTCGCTTCAGGATTCATTAAGCAAGGCGAACGTTTTATGTTACCCGGCCTTCGAGGTATGGTCGACGTGACCGATATGCATGGCATGCAAGATGTGTCACAGATCAAAAACCTGGAAGCTTACAACCAATTTCAAACTAGCGAAGAAGTAAATACAGCTCATACAAACATGCTTCGCAGGTTTGGAATATCTTCAATGACTACGTACGACGATTCCGAAACGAAATCTCGAGGTATCGGCTCGCAGATGATGTTGTTCCTACGGCTTTCTCCGGAGATGCGTAAGCTACAAACGAAAGCTTATCAAGATCGTTTAGCTGCTTTGGATACCGATGTAGGAATTCGCGAGTTTATATTGGGCAATCCGAATGACTATTTAGCTCGCGAATAGCAGGCTGGAAACATAACTGTAAACGACGCGCGCATAACTCGTCGCGTGAATGCTGAAAAGGAATCTCTGCGAAATAGAGCTCTGGCCGGCGAGTGGATTGATTTCGGTGGCATGTTCTCAGGATATAACCAAAAGGCCAATAAAACATCTGTTACGTCAGTTGTTCAAAGTTTGCATGGTTCTCGAGAAGAACAAATCACTAAGCTTCGAGAAATGATGCGTGGTAAAGGGCTGACACGTGATTATACAGATGATGAGATTGCAGGCATCTGGGGGCTCGGTGGAGTAAAAGGTGGAGCTATCGTTGACTTCACGAGATCTGGCCCGGAAGATGAGATTATTGGTGTTGGACGTTCCCCTAATGGCTATGGCCAATTTGTTTACGGAAAAAATTATGCACCCTTGGCCAAGGACGTTTTCAAGACATTCGGCATTGCCCAGCAGGGTATTTATCTTTCCGATGAAGATATGTTTACTTTGGGTGGTGCAGATTTTGATGGTGACGGCGTAAAATCTGTGTATGGAGATATTGCACTCGCCTTTAAAGAAACGAGTGACATGCAGAAAAAGGCGACTGAGCGTATTAAGGCTATGCGCAAAGTTAAGGTGGAGCAAAACGAGCTGCCTGAGGGTGTAACTCTAGCTGACAATAAAACCCATCGTCGTCTTGCTGTCGAAGCTTTTCTTGACAGCGGCCTGGCCATGGGCTTGGCCAGCACAACCGGCGACAAAGCTTCTATGGTCGATCTATACGATCCTAGAAATCAGGATTATTTGATTGCCGCTCTGCAGGCAAACGCTGCGTATGTCGAGGCAACGGCTCAAGCTAAGCAAAATACTCATTTCACTGCAACCCCGGAAATGATGAAGGCACAACAATAGGGCAAATCGTGGCATAAGTTACCAAAGGCTTTTTCATCCTTCTTCAACGTGACAGGACAAGACGACATGGAAATTCCTTCAGAGCAAGATATCTTTACCGCATCAAATGGAGTAAAAGTCAATCTTGCCGAGCTTCGCGATATCGAAATTGATCGTATCAACTTGCCGTCGGTTTTCCAAGAATCAATTCTCAGCAACCTGTTAGACGTAAACGCTTTCGCAGAAGGTTCAATGATGTCGCCCCGTGCGATTGCGATTATTGAGGCGCTTGATAAGGGCGTTGGTTATGGCGACGCAGGCGAAATCGGCCGTCAATTTATGAAGAACGTGCGCACCTTAAAGATTCAGGAACTGATGGGTATGCGTGGCATGATGTCTCAAGAAGAAGAAATAGCCATGAGAATCATGAAGGCAGATGCTGAAGCAGAGATCGGCCGGCAAATAGCCGCTATGTATGTTGGCGCCGAAGATCTGGGCGGAGGTATTTTCAAACTAGCGGACGGTACAGAAGTCAAACGTTCAGAACACAGCGGCAAATATCGAGCTGCTCAGCGTAAGGCGCTAGGTTTAGAGATCCTTGATAATCACTTTGAGTACGGCATAACCGCACGCAATCTAAAAGCTAGATATGGTGCTGATGCCGATGAAATGGTGACTTCTTTGACTCCAGATACCGCAGTAGTCTTGCCTGACTTACACATAGCTTCTGCTGCAGATATATTGGCTGTTGCAAATACCCAACCTGCCCCACCTCAACAACCGGCATCTCCGATCGTCGAACCAAAACCTGCGCCAGTGCCTGAAGTCAAGTCACCTGCGACGCCGGCTCCAGTGCGAGACGACATAAATACTGAAGCAGACTTGCGACTGCAAGAGTATTTCGATGCAGTTGCTGCTCATAAGATTGCAGACGTTTTAATGCCATCTTTAGACGGGGTAGAGACCAAGTCTGTTGATCCGTTCCGAGTGGAGCAACACGCTGAATCTTGGTTTGCGAAAAATTATCCTGAGCAAGCTGTGCCGCAAGGCATTGCAGCTAAATGGCGTGCTTATGTGCGAACTCCTGTTTCTGGCGATTTTTGGAATGACGAGCGTGAAGCCAATTTCAATAGAAATCAGAATGGTGAGCCCGCGCCTTCCTCGCCTCCTGTTAACCCCTTTTCCGAAGAAGCGTATTCTCAACGGGCAGGAGTTACTGCAAAAGACGTAAAATCTTGGCTTGATCACATGCACACGTTAGCCGGATCTACTACAGAATATCAATCCTTAATGGAAGACATCAATTCTGTGTCAGGGAAATGGTACAAAACACATGCTCGAGCCGAGGATCCCGAAGGTTCATATTATGCTTTTGCATAGCATCAGCTGCAGCGCATTAAAAACCGTGCTGAGGCTGCTCGAATGCATGGTGCATCAGAAGTTTTCGGGGATACCGCAAACGATAATGCGATTTCAGAAGCAATTGCACGGGCTGAGAACAATTATATTCTTGCTACTCGTGCGCATCTGCAAACTTCCGGTTCTAATCTATTTGAATCGCTGCAGAAAAGCGTGAATGGAACAGGAGATGCATTTGAGAAACAGCTTAAACAATTAGATCAATGGTCTGAAGCGGTAAAGCGTTTGGAAAAGGACTTACAGGCTTTCCAAGATACTCGTCAAGAGTACTCTTCTAAGTCGCAAGATGAAATTGACGCCGATCGTAAAGCCGTTGAAGATCAGCAGCAGCGAATTGATGATGCAAAAACATTGGTTCAACAAGGAAAAGACAATCTTCTTAAGACAAACAACGATGCTTTCGTGTCTCAATACGATTCTTTGCATGAAGCTATGACCGGTAAGCTCGCAAGTCCTGAAGAGAAGATCAAACGCACTGTTGCAGGCTACAAGGATCGAATCTCAAAAGGGATGCTCGACATCGAAGATGCTCATACGAAAGGGCTTCTAAGCGACAACGATTACGCACTGAGGCTCGCAGACTTCAAAACTCTTGAGATGTACGCTGATTCTACATTGGAAGCAGAGCTACTTGAACGCTATCGTGCTGATGAGCGTCGCCGTATGGCGGCCTCCACCAAGCGAGTTGAGAATCTCCGAACCCAAGGCCGTCGTCTTGACCGCAATGCATGGGGCCGTCGTGGCAACGGTGTACTTGCGCGTTCTCTCTATGAATGGGAAAGCGGCAAGGATCAGTATGATAATCGCATCGCAGCTCTCAAAGCAGAGATAGATCGAGAAGAGGACGTCATCAAAAAGAGTTCGCCCGACTCCGATGCTTATAAAATCGCCGAAAAGAATCTCGCTGCATAGAAGTCTCAGCTTGCTGATACCGAAAGCACAGCAAAGAGCTTCTCAGGCAGCATGGGTGCAGTAGCCGTCACGATGAACAACGTCGGCGAGGCCGTTGGCCGCGTCATTTCTCAATTCGGTCGCCAGATGTTTAACAAAGCCATGCAGGAAGCAAAGCGCTTTGTTCAGGAATATGACGCTGCAATGACCGAAATACAGATGATTACCGGAAAGACAGATGCAGAGATTGCGACTCTTGGCAGCGGGCTGATTCAGACTGCGATCGACATGAAGGTCTCTGTATCTGACGTAACCTCTGCCGCTTCAGATCTGTATCGTCAAGGTCTTGAGGACGAAGACGTTGACGTTCGTATGGAAGATGTGCTGAAGTTTGCAAAGGTAGCAAAGATCAAGTCAGAGGAAGCTTCCAAAATAATCACAACCGCATAGTCCAATGGTCTAGTCGAGAGTTCTGGAGAAGCCATGGACGCTCTGGTTGCACTTGGCGACAGTGCGGCAACGACAGCTTCTGAAATTGCTAAGGGCATGCAGAAGTCTGCTGCCTCAGCCAAACAGGCCGGCGTGTCATATAAAGAGCTGGTTACCATGCTGACAATCATTACGAGCAAAACTCAGCTTGGCGGCAACCAGGCTGGCACTGCTTTGCAGACTTTGATGTATCGTCTGTACCGAGTCAACGAAGGCGAAGACTTCTACGACGAAAACGGCAACCGCATCGCAGCCAACGACGCATCAAAGGCGCTGTCTCAACTTGGCGTCAGTATCTACGATGACAACGGTGTGCCACGCGGAGCCTATGATATCATGGTCGATGTTGCAAAGAACTGGAATGACGCCAGCAATATTTCGCAGGAAATGGTGTTGAACAAACTTGGTGCAGGTCGCCAGCGTTCAAATATTGCGACCTTAATCCAAGGCTTGGCAGAGGACGATGGAGCTCTTGCTGACAAATACATGAAGTTAGCCAGCGAAAGCGAAGGGATAACGGACACTAAGTACCTTGCCTACCTAGACAGTTTGAATGCGGCACTTATCTCTGTAAAGTCTTCTTTCGACCAGCTGATTGCGGCATTCAATATTGGAGCACCTGCTACAGCTATCCTTGATTTCCTTTCTGAATTCCTTCAGGGGCTCGCGGCTGCTGAAAAAGCAACTGGTTCTCTATCTGGGATCATAACCGCTTTGGGTGTTGCCTTACTTGCTTTGGCTGCGATTTCGAACCCGATTCCTACGCTCGTAGTAGGAGCGTAGTATGGCTATAGTCAGTATGGCAACCGGCTTGCAAAAACTCAACCTTTGACTGCTGAAGAAATAGCGGCCAACTCGACGGAAGCGGTAACGCGGCGCAACAATGTGTCAAAATATATCGATGAAAGCGAGACGATATTACGTAAAGCCGCTGGAGGAGCCGTTGAATTATCAGAACTTGAAGTCCAGACGGTACAAGATACTTTAGATATGTTAGCTACTCAATTCGGAGTTGCTACTACTAAGTTCACCGGCGCTGCTGATGAGGTGGCCACAGCAAGCTCTTTGATTAGTCAAGCGAATAAGATTATGGAAACAGAATTTGCGGCAAAAGTCAAACAAGCTCAGCAAGACGCCGTAACCTGGGCTCAAGACAATGTGTTGAGTGGTTATACATCTTTGCCCACTGCTAAGCAGCAAATGGACTACATGATGCAAACAGATTACTCTGGAGTACGTACTGGAGCCGATAAAATATGGGAAATAGACGCACGGGCAGCTTCATCGGATAGAGGGCGTTATGAAGATATTAAAGAACGATATGTCGATGATTTATCGGCAGAGCTTACAAACAATCAATATCTGAACGGGGAAAAGTCGTTAGATTCTTATAATTGGACCAAGGCGGGATATTCCGAAACCTCAAAATATGAGCGCGCATTGGCCTTCTCTGCATGGATGCAGTCAATTAGCCCAGGCTTTACAGACATGGTGTCGAACCTCGGCCTGAATAAGGAAAATATCTTGGATAAGTTTGGCGACATTCCTTTGAATTATGAAAACTAGATGACGATTGCAACGACTCCGTACAGAAAGCTTTCAACGTAGGATCATGTTAAAAACAATTCGATCTGGCGTGCAACGTTCGGCGGAGACGAAGATGGCAAAACATCACAGAAGAAATACGAAGAAGCGCAATACGCGTTGCATTCTCTATTGTTCAATGTTTTCAGATTACAGCAAGGAGATTTTAGCGGTGTTTTGAAACTCAACAAAGAGGACTTGCTTGCTGACGTAGACACGCTATTTGCTCAGATAGTTGATCCTTATGTTGACGCTACATCTAGCCGCGGTATGAAGGAATATTTCATCGATCAACTTATTCAGCAAGGTTATCTCTCTGAAGAGATTACTGACGCGGAAGCCTATAGGATATTTACTCAACAACAGGAATTGCTTTTCAAAGCTATGTGGGCTGACGAATCTACCGTTAGCACAGACAAATGGATGCAAAGTTACATCAAGAATTCGAACTACCAGGATTATCTTCCATATCATCGCATATTAAGACCTGATGGCGCGCTGTATAAAGATGGACTTACTTTGGCGGGAGTTAATCAAGAGTTAGCGAAACTAAACGATGAACTTATGCCTGAACCGGAGAAAATACACAAAGACATTGCCGCTCCTTTATGGAATATAGTTAGCACTGCAGACGGCCAGATTGTTGCAGAAGATTTGACAGAACAGAATGCACGAGATGTATATCAAGACAAATACGCTTCAGTGATAATCTCTCAACCAGACGGAAGTTCTTTACAGTTTGCTTCTCGCGACGCCGCATATGAGTATTAGTCGCAAGTTAGAAAAGTTAGAAATTCTTCTATATCTAGAAGATCATGGTACCAACTAGGCGATAATTCAGATGTCCAATGGGCTTCATTTGAATATGGAGTTCAAGCCTGGAAAGATTTAATGCTAACCGATGATGTGATGTCCAACTACTTGACTGCCGGTGTCCAGGTTCTTTCTCCTGAATTCTGGGAGGGGTTATCTGGAAAAATGCCTGATGATATTATTGGTATGAACCTGGCGGAACTTGCCTTCTCCAGCGATTCAGAATATCAAGAGTTTGTAGATAGATACAATCAATGGCTCAATAGAGGGAGAGGGCTTGACCCCGATTGGATTGGTGAGGTAGAGGTTACCGCTGAACAAGCGATTAATTGGGCATTAGCAGAAAATGATTTAACTATTTCAGCAAAGGAACTATATAAAAACTGGCTTGACGTAAGCGATTATGGTGCATCAGCCTATAAATATCTATTAGGAACTGCAGATAATTAGCCTAGTTAGAAATATAAAACTTCATACAATGTGCCTGATGAAAAGGGATCATCATTTGCCTATGCATCATATTCTGAAGCAGCGAAAGCAGTTCAAGACAAGATTAGTGCCAGCTACAAGATTTCTCCTGCGTATAATCTTATGGAGCAAAGCGTACCGGAATATAGCGGACTTATAAACGATGAAGTTAAGACTGATTAGAAGGTATCTGGATACACTTACGAATTCGTTCCGCCTCAATCGGGTTCTGAATCAACCAACGACAAAATCATCAACTACATGGAAGAACCGCTTAAAGAAGGTTTAGCTACGTATGATGAGACAGATGAGGTAAAACAAAAGCGTCGTGTTGATGCGTTTGCTCGAATGATTGCATATGAAGGCATCGCGAATACAGACAATCCAATGCAAGCTTTTTCAGACTTGCTTTCTTCCACCAAATACGGTAACCTTACATCATTATTCCAATCAATCGGCGATGGAGCGCTTGCAAATCTAGTGAACAGAGCAATCGTTAAAGAAGACGACGGCGAAACACGTAAAGTGGTTGATGGTCGATTTGTCGTGGATGAAAATGTGGCTGGCGCATCTTGGGCAGACGCTTGGGCAATGATTTTGGAAAATACAGGATCATATTCCGATGTTGCGGCTTCTAATCGCTTGTCGCAGCATTATTATGTAAGCAAGCTTATGAATCAGTTCAATTCTGGCTTGCAACTTTCGGAAAGTCAATATGATTCACTGTCTGAGATTTATGGATCATCTATGGTAGGCAAGATGCAACAAGCTTCGTTGGGGTGGTACGACACTACGTATAACAAAGATGAAGTTGTCGATGGCGTTTTTGTAACAAACGAAGACGGTACGCTTAAAACAACGTCTCAAAGTATGCGCGATTGGTTTGCTGAAGCTTCCGCCGCTGGAGGCGATACAAGTTGGAAGGCATACAAAGAATATGCTCAAGCATATAACGCTGCCCAAATTGGAAAGATGTTTAGCAATGCAGAGCAAACATACTTTGACGCAATTACCAACAACTTGTTATATGGCATTGACGGCTTAACCCCTCTTCAAGCACTATCTGGAGCTAAAACGATTACGTCGAATGTAGCATCCGGCACTATAAACAACTACCTTCGCAATGCTGATGACATGGTTAAAGCTTACTCTTCGCAATTTTCAAGCATGAATGATTATATTGCAATGGCTCAGATGCTTGAAGGTAAAGTTTTACTAAGAGATGAAGAAGGCAAGATTGCACTAGACTCTTCTGGCGAACAAACGTCCGATACATATACTTTAGATATGTTAGAGTCATTAGAGGAAGGCTCTGCCGGGTACAAGGCAATCGACGATGCACTCAAACCGCTAGGCAGATCGGCTTATGAAGCTAAGAAGATCGTCGAAGCACTGAACGCTGAGCTATCTTCTGTTGAAAACGCATATGGCGACATGACGGCCGAAGTTCTCGAAAACAGCAAAGCCCTTAGCGGAAATAAGCGTGAAATAGCTAGCGCGCATAAAAATTTTCATCAGTTGCTAACCACTGTTTCTAACAATCAGTATTATCGTCAGCAATATAGGTCAGGTGATAGAAGCTCTGAAACGCTTGCATCGATTGCATCGCAAACCGGTTTTGATGAAGACTACATAAAATCTCATACTGAGCAAGTAGATAAAATGCTCGATATGCTGATGGAGAGCGACCGCGAAGAAATTCAAGCCCAAGTCAGCGCATTCGATCAATACTTGACTCAAGACATTGTGGATGCTATTGCTGTCGATATGCCAGAGATCAAAGGCGTGGGGGGCAGTGTTGACTTCAGCGAAGCGATAGGACGTTTGTCTTCTGATAGCGCAGTTGAGTTGCAAGCTTTAGCAAACCTGCTGTCTCAGATGGGTTTTACTGCTTCGATTGTCGCCACCGAAGAAGGCGAGTCAGTCAAATATAAGATTGCGGTAAGTGAGCTTACAGGTATGGCTGGCCGAAGAGCATCTGGCGGTGGAGGTGGTGGTAAATCTGCAATCGATAAACTGCTCGAGGGCCAAGAGCGTGAAGTCAAGATGCGTGAACATAAGATTAAAATGATTCAGTACGAAGAAACTCGTTATGCAAACGCCAACGAGCTTAGCAATCAAGCAATAATGATTCAGCATGAAATCAATGAAGAACATAAATAGATCGAACTTCGTAATCAACATATCGATAAACTTAAACAGCAAATGTCTGCCACGAAGAAATATTCAGATAAGTGGTATCAATTGCGAGATGCTATTATGTCTGCTGAGGAAGCCGTTTCTGAATTGAATAATACGATTTCTGAGAACGAGAAGAAAATCGAAGAGCTCGAACAGCAGGTACTGAAACTTCATACAGATTTGGAGAGCGCAGTAAGGGATGAAATAGACGCTCGCATTCAAGCAGAGCGCGACATGCTTGATGGTACTGTTTCTATGCAAAATATCATTCTTGACGCTATCAGGGAACGATATCGAAAAGAATGGGAACTAATGCAAGAAGATATCTCTAAGAAGCGCAAAGCGCTTGAAGAAGAAATGTCTTTAATTGATGAACGCTTGCAACGCAGGAAGGATGCAGAGGACGAAGCTGCTAAGCACGAAGAACTGACTGAGTTGAAACGACAATTGGCTCTTGTCAGTATGGATAGCACTAGGACAAAAGATCAAGCTGAACTGCGGGAAAAAATTCGAGAAATTGAAGATGAGCTGGCATGGGATGCCGCTGAAGACGAAGCTGATATTCAGAAAGATGCACTGCAAGAACAAATCGATGCATATGACTCCTACGAAGAGGAGTATCAAAAATATCTCGATGAGCTCTTGGAGGATGCAAATAACTTCTCGTCTGAAGTATCCAGCGTCTTGTCTATGAGTCAGGAGGATTTACTGAAGTGGTTGTCGGATAATATCGAAGAGTTCCGCCTTAGTTTGAAAGATAGTCAAGAGCAGCTGACCAAGAACTGGACAGAAACTTTTAAGCAAATGAAAGGCATTGTCGATACATTCTGGGAAGAAATCGCTGGCACCCTATCTTCGAAAGAATCATTCCTTGATTACATGAAACAAAGTACAACCTATCAACATGCATCCGATGACGAGAAAGCTCAACTTGAATATAACTGGAGCGAGATGTACGATAATTGGATCAGCGCCAAGAAAGAGTCAGACGAAGCAAAGAAATATGAACATGACGATGATAATTTTGCTGGCAACAAGAATACTACAACAAATAGCACTGTGACGTATTATGGTGGTTATAACTCACAAGGTGTCTGGGTTACCGGATACGGAGCGACTAAAGCAGATGCTCAAGCGTTAGTTCGTAGTAAAGGTCTTACTTCTGTACAATACGATACTCGACGCAGACCTCCCGAACCTCCTAGAGTTGATATTCCTAGCGATATGGATTCTGTAATGAATCCGACGTTGTCTGATAATAAAAATACCAACAATAGTAGAGAGAATTACTCGGCAGGTTCAAGTGCTTCGCTCCCAGCAAAATCACAATCTAGCGTAGTCACGCCAGTTATCCTCGACGATCTTTTGACCGATCAACATATTGTCAAGAGATATGCTAGAGGCGGTATTGTTGACTATACGGGATATGCGTGGGTAGACGGAACAAAACAAAACCCTGAAGCATTCTAGTCTTCTGAAGATACAAAACTGCTTCGAGCTGTTCTTGATTCTTGGCAATACGCATCTGTAGTCCCGTCTATTACAAGTGTCAACGATTTCGACAAGCGTTCTGAGATAACCTTCGGCGACATCCATATTGCTATTTCGGAAGCATCTTTTGCTGAAGATGCAGATTACGATGAAGTTGCCAGAAGAGTTGGGGATGTTTTCACAAAGGAACTTTCCAAGCAAGGGATTAGAACTTCATCATTCAATTTCTAACAGCTATGTAGGGGACTGCTGTTTGAGCGGTCCCCTACCCTCTTCTACACTATTTTATTGAAAGGATGATCGATATGCAGGGCGGATTCAGCTTCTGTGGAACGGATATCGCTGATCTCGGACTTGAGTACGTTCCTGATAACGCAAACACGTATGTGTTTGCGGGCAGCGATTATAAAGTTCACGAGCAAGCATTTGATGGGCATAACGGTGGCTATTATTTTGGTGCTACAGCCGGCATTAAGGTGTTTCACTTAAGATGCATTTATCAAGATAACCATATTAATAATGGTATCTTGACAAAAATAGAAAACTTTTTTCAAAACGGAAAGACTGGACGCTTAGTGTTTAAAACTCGCCCATGGGTTTATTATGTTGCCACGGTAACGAATCTTGATATCAAATCTATCACTAATTACATGAATGGATTTGTTAACATACAAATGAAAGCCTATTATCCTTATGGTCGATGTGAATATGTGTTCTATCCAGATGATTGCGATCATGAAACTAACATAAAAGCAAACAGCAATATGCTTCCATCTTCAATGGCTGCGAAAACATCTATTATAAAAGAAGGAGAACTTCTTACTCAACAAACGGAAGTTCCGTTATTCAATGGCGGCACTCGCAATGCTGCAGTGGCAATAGAGGTTGCAGGCGACATAGGAGATGGCTTAATCATTTCCAACGTTTCAACTGGACAGAAAATGTCCCTGGTTGGTTTAACGAAAAAGATCACCTCCAATTCCGGACGCTATCTTGTGTGTGACAGCCTGTGCGGTCGCACTGTTCTCACGGACGGAGCAACTGCAGAAGACGCTCATTTCTATCATGATTATGGTTATATTAATCTTGAACCGAATCAAGTTTTACATCGAGATATTTCTATTTCCGCGCCTGAAGAATCTCCTGGTTATGTTGAGATATATGAGCCGGAAAAGATGTTTTCAGATGAACTAATTGGAAACTATATCTTTCTCGATAATCAATGGAGACAGATTATGGGATGGGGACCATCTGGCGGTCGTAATCAGATCGTGGTGCATCCGAGTGTAACACAAGCATCTCAAAGGCAATCAACGATTGTTTCAATGAATCGAATTGTCGTCTCTCCGATTTCTACAATGGCTTAGACAAGGTTGAATTTTGTCTATAATCCAACATTTGCATAAGAAGGTGAGACTAATGAATCAAAACAGTCGGCGTCTAATATAGGATGTGTTCGACTATAGTGGAAATAAAATGTGTAATCTTTACGACTCCTCTGTCGATAGCAGCGGCCAAGCTTATGACGTTTTCGTTTGCATAGAACGCAATGGATGGCGTGAATTAAAATTTTCACTTCCATCTGTACTCGTTGGGCCAAATGGGTCAGAACCCAACTACCGGTAGAATTATCTAAAAGCCGATTATCGTATTCGATAGATCGACAAAGACGGCACTGATTGGTTTTAGATATCTGAGCCTCGTGTCGTTCATCAATCGTTTTCAAAAAATGTTTCCGTGGTTGCCGGGCACATTTCGCAATAGCTTAAAACGAAAAACTTGGGGTTAGAGTTCTCAGATGAAGAAGGTAACAACGTAGGTACCGCAGCAGAATTACTTCAAACCATATTGGCTGGCACCGGTTGGACGCCTGGTTCCATTTCTACATTTTATGAAAAAGATATGGAGACGGAAAAGAAACGCTCTTTGTCTGCGCCAGCGAAAACAGGAGCTTTCAAATTGATCACGATGATGTGTGACCTGTTTGATGCCAAGCCCGTTTTTCATGGGGATGGACGACTTGTTGATATTATACCGATGAATCCGTTTACTGAACCTGAAGAAGGATGTCTCCCTGACGTCGCTGGTGCAAGTGGAGTAATTGAACTCAATTATGGTACCAACGTATCTGGAATAACTCGTGTACTTAATACAGAGAATTTGGTTACAAAGTTATATGCTTATGGCGCGTATGGAGATATAGTCAGTGGTTATTGCGGAATCAATGAAGGCACACATAAAGAATTTGTCGTCACATTAACAGAAAGTATAGCTTCTGGTGAAACTTGCATATTTTATCCAGAGGGGTACCCTCCACTACAGTTTGTTGCCAGCACAGATATGGTGGTTGGTACTCAGTTGATCTGGTCTACATTCGATCCTGCTTCTATGTCGTATATTTGGAATAGCACAGACGAGATTGCCTATAAGGCTATGAGCGCGGATGTAATTGTGTATACAGATCATGCCATGTCTGCATAGACAACTGGCGGCTATATATTGACAGGTAACTCACATTTGGCTGGCATGATAGAACAGCTCGACGTTACAAATTCGCTATCATTTTAGATGGATTTTACTTACTATCAAAAAGTTGGCTTGTTTTCAGACGCGATGCTTCAACAATTAGCACGTTATCAACGATCTGGTGTACATCTATTAGAAGAAAGCAATACTGCAATGCAGGAATATCTCGATCTTCTTTCCAGTATTTCCAATATCGTTGGAAGTGTAAATTACTGCAAGCTCAATGTTTCCGAAGTAAGCGATTCTGACGGTTATATTCAGTTGATGTAGAACGATGTTGATCCTGTTTTGTATCGAACCGACTATGAAGCCAAACAGAAAAATCGTTTTAAGTGGACGCCTGCGATTACAGTAGACGATCATGGAGATCCGAAGAATAGTACTGCCAGCGTCTTATATGTAATACATAACACCACTCCTGTCACTTGGGAAAAGCTATATATTCAAAACTTCGATGGTGGTAAAGTTTATTCTCAGGACGGAGACGAGCAAGCTTTAATTCGTAGCATAACATTATGGCAAGGATCAAAAAGCATTGTTCTAACGTCAAGTGAAGCTGGCGACGCATACTACTTATTTGAAATGAATAACGTTAATGGTTTGCTTGGAAGTTGGGAAGCTTCAGATGAAGCTAAGATGAGGGCACTCAACGAATCTACAAAAGTCGTTACTTTAAAACATCCCGTATATTTCTTGGACAACGAAACTCCGTTGCCTCAGCCTGACGATAAGCAGATTAATGGATATGCTTGGACATGGAAGTACACCTATGGAAACACTGACATGTCGCAACTATACTTTTATTATAGTGCTTCAAAAGATACTGCAGACAATGAGTCTTCTGTTAATAATCAAGAATATCTCAATCAGTGGGTTCCTGTGTTTTTCTCCGGAACACCGCCGCAACGTTCTGATTCTACGCCTGCATACTGGTACAATTGGGGTGATTTAACAGGGTGGGCTAGATCTACTTAGTACATCTGGAAAGATAGCGTATGGAAGCCTGCAATTGGAACAGAATTTGGTACGGCAGAACATGTTAGCTTTTTTGAAACTAACGATATTGATTTAACAGTATCTTATGACATTGAAGATCTTTGGAGTCTATTTCCGACTGTATATTGGTCTTGTATAGACAGAGACAAACTATATCAAGGTTTATACAATTTTTATACGGTTGAAATCACAGACGACTTGCTGTCAAGCATTTATCCTCCTGATGGCTCTGAAGAATATGCATATCCAGAGGAGCTAGAAGCTGGCAATTACTACATCGCTGATCAGTATGGCGTATTTCATGTATTTACAACTGAAGAAAATCTTTCATTGCACAGCAAGCTTCAGTATGACGCACACAATCGATGGATAACGCAAATCAACGCCGAGGGAGTTACCACAACGCTTGAGGTTAAAGACTATCGACAAGATAATGTGATGTATAATAATGACCAAAAAGATCTAATCGTTATCGAAAAAGAACACTTTATTCGCTTATCCCCTACTGTTCCTTCAGGTAGCATTCGCGGGATCGTTGAGTTCATTTCTTCTTTTCAACGTTTATCTGACTCAGCGTACGAAGAATCGGTTGCACGATATACGTTGCTTCAGCAAGAATATCAAAAACTAGAAAATGCAACAATTGATGTTTTGGG